TCTTCTAATTAAAAAAAAAGTGCATCAATATATTCGATCTCCTCCCAAAGGGAGATCGAATTCTTATAATCCATTTAATCTCTATATAGTTTATTCAGTCTAGAGCCCGTAGGGCCCTGGAGTGAACCCTTTAGTGGTGAACGGAAGGTATGATAAAGGGTTCCTTAGTCCTCATAAAAATGTATCAAGAAAAAAGAAACCAAGGAAATAAAATCCTTGGTTCTTATAAGTTTTAAATTTCACAATCCTCTATTAAAGTCTTGAATTGTTCAAAGTTTAAAGTACCACCTCCAGCACTTTTATGTCCAAAAATAATGCCTCTATATCCAGCACAACTAAATTCTGGAATTCGATCAGGTTCTTTATACATTGATATACTATATACTCCTTTATCTCTTCGATTACATACTATATAAATATCATAATCATTTAAGACAGAATTAAAGACTGTACTTGAAAATGCAGTTCCTATTACACAAACTCCTCTATATTTTCCAGCAACAGTAACGGGAAATGAGAATGATTTAACTACTCCTTTATTAATTTTATCCTGATTTTGTTTAAGAATAGTTCCAAGTTCTATTACTTCTGTCAATCTATCTTCCCAGAAACATAGATTAGGAAATTCATAGAGCCACGTATCAGGATTTAAGCCATATTTAAATTTCAAACCACTCTGTAAAGGAAGTATTACATCTTGCCAATCATCTTCCCCAACTTCATCTTTTCTCCAAGTATCATATACTCCAAGAAGTCGAATAAATTCTGGAATATCTTGACCTGGACAGAAAAATCTCCAAGTTAATTCACAAGCAGCTGGTCCAATCTCACGAATACCTTTAATTCCGGTGTAGTTATTTTGTATAGAACTTTCGATGGATGATACATGATGATCTATGAATATAAAGTTATCTCCATAGTGTTCCCAAACCTGTAACATAATTTCAGGAGGGAAACTTATATCAACCATACAGATCAGGTCATAGGGTCTTCCATTCTTATCTACATACATTTCTGGAATTTCATCTCCATAATTATATCCGGTTTTATCTACTTGGTACCCTTCATCGTATAGTGATTTTACTGCTATACACATACTGGATGTTCCATCAAAATCTACCCTATGAAAGATAACTAACGCTTTTTTATTTCTGTTCATATCCTAATAATTTAATTAATAAATCAATTTCACATTCTAGTTTTGTTAATAATTCTATAGCTTCAATCATAATTTATAATACGTTCTATAAATTCAGACTTCATAATTGCTCTCGCTTTAAGATCTACTATATGATTTAAGAGATCAAGTTCCGCACAGTTATACCAAAACCATTTTCCTCCAGAAGAATATTTAGTATCTTCTCTTTCTCTTCGTTCTTCTATAATTTTTATAAACTTTCGATATACTTCCTCTTTTTCTTCTGGGAGGTATGCTATTTTATAATCAAACGTACTAGGATATAGTTTTAATTCCTCCATAAGTTCTCCGGCCGTATATCCAAAATCCTTAGCTACTTGTGAGAATGTAGAAATTTGATATCCGCGTTTCTTTAAGTAGTTCTCCATTATTTCTTGGGAGAGAGTTATACTAAATACTCGATTTCTACTATTATATTTCGTTATCATCTTCTTTCTATAAATTTAACTTCAGATTCGATTATGCCACGGCCGGATTTTTCATGGAGGGTTTTTGTTTTAGGTATATATCCAGAGTCCATAGGTTCAGTCATATAAAATAAACTAGTTCCTCTAAATGTAGCTGTTATTACTTTTTGGCCAGGTTCTACTTTTACTTCCATAGTTCCTCCAAACAATACAGTTCTTTTATTCTCTGGGAAAATAAATACAAATACTATATATGCTACAGCTATGATTATAATTCCCCAAAATATTAATGTTCTCTTTTTCATTGTTGTTTTATTTTATAAATTAATATTAAATTTTTATTGGTAGGGGAATATAAGTATACATTAATATTTCCTAAAGTATCAGAAGTTATTAAAGAGTTGTTATTTGGTTTAAGATCTATAAACTTTTCGCCTTTAGGAAGATTAATTGTTACTGTTGTTGAAGAACTAACATCTTCGACCTTTTCAACGGATTCACAACTTACTAACAATAATGTTGTTAACGCTAATAATGTTAATAATTTCTTTTTCATATTTTTTAATTTAAATTTCATATATAAGAATTTCAAGGAGAAAAATGAAGAGGAAAACCTTAGTCTTCCTCCATTACTAATAATACTATGTTATACAATTCAAGCTTTCTTTTTATTTCGTTCTCACCATTTCCTATATTCCATAAAAACAATGGTCTTAGTTTCTGTTGATATTTATATTCACCCCAATCCATCTCTTCAATTTTTATACCCAAAGTGTCTTCAATCATCTTCTTTAATTCTAGATGATTATAGGTTATTTGCATTTTCTTATTTTCATGCATTTCCAATAATCTAAGAATTCCAGAAGACGCCCTAACAGATACTATTTTCTTAAGATATTCACAATCAAGTTCGGTAAGGCTATATATCTCCAGTAATATATTTAATTCTTTTTTTAAGTTGTCGAATGTATAACTTCTATAAATCTCTAGGGTATTTGGTACACTTCTATAACACCCCATTCCATAACTTAACCAACAAATAAACCTAGTTATTGTTGCCTTTAATTGTAATTTAATTTTTCTAATAATTTTTTCCATATTCTTATTTTTTTTAAATAAAAAGTCTACCCGAGTTTTTCTTCGAGTAGACATTTCACTTATGATCTATTATCTTTTCACATATAAGGCTTTGAGGGATTCTGATCTGATAACATTAATAATTTTTTAGGAATATCATCTTCTGGATAAAGATAGGATAATACATCTTCTTTTTGATATTTTTCAATCATTTCTTTCCATGATGTATAATCAATTAACCTAAATCTTATAAACCTATCTTCTACTGGATACTCTCCTCCAATTATATATTTATCATTCTCTTTTACATACCAAGATGTTAATGGTCTTTGTAAGAAACTCTCAAGTTGATGATGTGGATCTTCTCCATAACATGTATCTAGTACAATCTTATAGTGCTTATCCACATGTTGAAGAGGTATAATATCAGGTCCTAAACTAGTTATCATACATATAGACATGTAAGTATTAGGAACTGTACAACCTGATTCCTTAAGAGCTTCTATAGTATGTATCTTAAGAAAATTAGTGAAAACATTTTTGTAATCTTCTATATTTATTTTATATCCTAAGTATAGTCTTTCAGATGGTTGATCACTTAGGATAGATCTTGGATTTTGAATTTCTATAATATTATCATATGTCCAAGATTTTTTATTTTTCCAGTAAGTATCAAAAATTATATTAAATAAATCAACACTAACTTCAAACCATTTACTAATCATATATTGGTATTTTAAATAATTCTTTTTCTGTAACCCCATCCAGAAATAATAATTCTCCAAAAGATATTACAAATATTAGATCTGGATTATTAAAACCTTCCCGATAAAATGATAAGTCCCCTGGATAATTTTTGGTCATTATATGATCTGGAATAAAGAATTCTACTCCATCATCAAATAAGAATCCCATTTTTATTCCATACTGAAATAAGAACTTATCAACTTCAGATAACTCAATATCAGGATAAATGTTTCTTCCTAGTTTTATTTGCTTCATAATGGTAGAATGGACAATCTTCGCTACATTCATCAGATAAAATGCAACTATTATTACAAAATGTTTTTATATCATTATACATATCTTTTACTGTATATATTCCTTTTTTCTTCTTTTCTTCATTGATTCCACAAATTGTACAATCTTGAGAACTAATCTGAAAAACTTTATTCAAGTATTTACGACGTCCAGCAACTTCATAATACTCTGCATAAATTAAGTACGTTATATCGTTATCAGACATTGCTTCTTTCTTACTAGAAATATAAGATCCAAGTACTGTCCCAATAAATTCAGCACAATCAAACATCCAAGCATCATTTATAGGAATATATACTTTAACTTTAGTACCAATCCTATAGGTTATTTGTGGATAAAAATCAATCTCTCCAGTTGATATATTTTTCTTGATGATATTAATCTTTTCATTGATTTTAATATAATCCTTATCTTTCTGGCGATTTATTATCCATAATATATCCTTTAACCATTCATAGATCTTTTTCGTTCTTCCCATTTTTCTTTTGCTAATTTTTGTAAATCTTCTACAGTATCAGTCTCATCTACTATTTCTATTCCGAGTAAATTTTCTATAACATCTTCGAAACTAGCTACTCCAACAAATGTTCCATACTCATCTACTACTATTGCTAAGTGTTGTTTAGTTTTAAGAAATTTTTCGAACAATACATTAACACTAGATGAATCTGGAATAAATATAATATCAGAATCATAATCTGTATGTTTTATTGTTAATCCTGGTTGATAAACATCATAATCTTGATATATATCTGACTTATATGCTATTCCGACTATATTATCTTCAGTATCTTCCCATATTGGTATTCTAGAAAATTCAAATTCATCTGGAAAATCCTTAAGAAAAGTATTAGCATCAAAAGATTTTACAACAGTTCTAGGAGTCATTATATTTCCAACAGTTAATTTATCAAGAGCAAGTAGATTTTTAATTATTTTACTTTCTCTTCCTGTAAATATCTTCTCTCGCTCTCCGATTGTTGCCATACTAGATATTTCTTCTCGAGAAACAGTTGCTTCTTCTGTTTTTGGTGAGAATATAGCCATTACATATCTTGATATCCAGACTATAGGATATGTTATATAAATTATCCAAGTTAATATATTAGCTGTAATTGAGGTCATTCTTTTCCAATAATGTGCTCCAATTGATTTAGGTATTAATTCACTGAGTACTAGTATTAATAGAGTCATTATTCCAGAGATAATTGCAAAATATTTCATTCCAAAAATCTCAACAGCCTCTATACTAGCTAAACTTGTACCTACTGCATGAGCAGCTGTATTTAGTGTTAAAATAGCAGAGATAGCATCATCTACCCTTTCATTCTTCAGCTTCATAAATTTTATTGCTGCCTTAGAACCAGAATCGATTTTAGACTGAATAAATGAAGTCGGTGTGCTTAATAATGTTGCTTCAAGAACACTACAAATAAAGCTAATTGTTATAGCTATACTAAAATAAAAAATCATTCCAAATAAAGGATCCATAATTTTTTCTTGTTTTAAATTTATTTTATTATTATTTTTATATCATATATAAGAATCTCAAGGAAAATCTAAAAGTCTTATTAATGATGAAAACATATAAATTAAAATATTATGAAACCAAAAAAGAATAGAATTTATTGTCCATTAGCTAATAGAGCTAAGATGTTATTTGAAAGTAAAGATGAAGCTGATAGATTTATAGAATTCAACTCAGAGGATTTTACAGGAAATAAGAAACCTACTAGAGCTTATTATTGTACATGCTGTGGAGGTTGGCATATTACTTCTAAAGATAACATTCATATTAGTGAAGAAAAAGATATTGAAGAGCAAGAAAAAGTGATAAATAAAATGATTCAAAGCTATTCAAAAGATATTGAAAATCAAAAAGAAATAGAAGATATTAATAGAAGAAAATTAAATAAACAGATTACTTCTATAGAGCAAAAAATTGGGAAAAAAGATAAATATAAAACAAAATCTAAAGAACAATTATTATCTTATTTGGATGAAATAAAACAGGTTGAGGATTTTATGAATGCCAATAAAAAAGAAACATTGTCAAGAGCAAGAGCTTATCATAGATTAAATTTATTGAGAGATAAAATTTTTCAAGGACTTGTTTTTAATGTGTATCGTAAAATTGTAGATGAAATACGAGAGGTGAGAAAACTTATATTACTTTTTGAAAATAAAGAAAGGACAGATGAAATGTTAAATGAAATAGAAAAAGAAGTAACTGAATTAGAAGAAAAACTTGGGTATTCTAAATTAACAGAAGATCTTAGAAAGCGAATTATGGACACTAGGGAGGGAAAATAAAATTCCCTCTCTTTTTCTTTCCTTCAAAAACCTTTAAAAATCTTATAAATGTAATAATAACTTAAAAAATTTGTAAAAATGAAATTGAGTAGAAAAGAAAAACAGGCAAAGAAGAAATTAATTGGTGTTTACAAACAATGTATCGATGTAATGACAAGATATATGGAACCAGTTGCTGTTATATCCACTACAAAAAAGGGAGGTACTCAGATTACAAGTATGAGATTCCCTGACTATCATTACAAGAAAATTATTAAGGAGAAAATTCAAAAAGTAACAACAGAATTGAGTAATAACCAAGGTTAAAAACTCAGAAGACTTAGCACTTAGAAATAGGTGTTAGGTCTTCTTTTTGCTCTTCTAGAACCTTAAAGAACTTATAGATGTAATCATTAAACAATAAAAAACAATATGAAAATCGTAAAATCAAGTGTATCCATTCTCCCTCAACAACCTGGGGTGGATGGATTAATGAAACATGTAGAGAAAATTGGAAGATTGGCTTATAAATCTGAAGATAAAATCACAGAAGATTCATGGGAAAGGTTTGACAACATGCTTTTTTCTAGAGGTCATTGGGCGGTTTTTAACTCAGGAACTGTATATCTCAGTATCCCAGAAGAGGATAGATACTACTTGGAGATCTTTTTCAAAACTGCTCCTTACACTAGATGGTATCATAACTCAGTAACTGGAACTTATGAGGTTACTACAGATCTAAGAATTATTTATCAACATAATCTAGAAGGAGTTATGAAAAAATATTGGTGTGAACCTACTGAAAACCATTATCACAGAGTCACAACTAGATGGATCTGTAGTAGAGGTATATCTCATGAACTTGTTCGGCATAGAACGTTTTGTGCCAAGTAGTGGAGACACTACAAGAATAATCTAGAGAATTGCTGAAAAGTATTAGATTATACTAACCAGCATCCAAATCAATCAATAGAATTGAATGGTTCAGAGACTAATAAGTACTAGACATCTTATTGATAATAAAAGATGATGATATAGTCCAATTTTTCTTGAAAAAGAAATAAGTAATGAGAGCGTTTTCATTTCTTCAAGAATCTCAACGTTATGTAAATTATTCAAAAGATAGATTTGGAGGGGAACTTACCTTTATTCTTCCTCAGTGGATATATAGAGTTAGAGAAGATATTGCATCAACTATAGATTCTCAAACAGGATTATCTCGAAGTTATATTCATGACATAGATGGGCAGGAATTATGGGAAGATCTTACAGTATGGGATAGAACTATTGCAACTTTTGATAGATCATGGAGGAATACAGAGATCGATTATTTATATGCAACTTCTACTGACGAAGGAGAAAAACTAAAACCAGAAGAAGCTAGAGGATTACTTCCAAATGATATAAAAACCGAACTATGTATGACTGGTTACATTGAGGATTTTACATATATTCCTTCTGAAGATACTCCTGAAAAAGCTGGATTCTTTTCATTAAGGTGTGCTAAAGATGCTCATCCAGATATGCAAATTTTAGCAAATGATTTAAAGCAACAATTTATTGATACAGGATTATATAATTTAAAATAAATGGAATGTATTTGGTGTGGATTCAAAAGTAATGATCCAATAGAATTTGAAAAACATCTATCCGAAGAGCATTTTTTAAGTTATCAAGAGTATTGTGAAATTGAGTTAACACATCAAAAAGATCTTGATAATTTTTGCTTCAGATGTAATAAATATAGAGGTCCATTATCTACATTAATTAAAGATTTTTATTATCTTCCTTGTAGAATATGTAGTAACTCTATTACAAAGAAGACAGAAAAACAAGAATTAATTAAAACTATTATAAAGAATATAAAATCTTTTTATGATTATATTCTTAGTGATAGATATTTACAACTATTTTTGATTGATAGTATTTACCATTTAGCTACCTATTCTCATGATTACTTAGAATTCAAGAAAGTCCTAAGTAAACTAGATCTCCCGAATCGAAATGATATATGGTTTTTAGATTGGGTACCAGGATATCCAAAAATTATATCTATTCCGAATTTGACTGGTATAAAAATAGTAAATCTATCAGAGAAATATAGAATAGTATCAGGAAAGAATAATATAGAGATTAATAATTATAAAATTCTTTTCCCTGAAATCGTTCCTTACGATAAACAACATTTTAGTAGATATAATATTCTTAATCTTAATTCAAATAGAAAAACAAAAAGATTAAAATTAGATAATTCTCCTAATTGTGTTAAGTTTTTCAATACTCAAGGTTATGATACAAAATCAATATTTAAAGTTATTGATACTAAAACAGAAGAGCCAGTAAATCTAAAAGAAATAAGTTATCAAGATTATACTATAATAAAATTAATTCTTCTAAGAAATAAGAATTATATGAGATTTGTATTTTCTATTTTCTTAGAATTACTTGGAGCTTGTAAAGTATTTAAGGATTCAGTATTTCTTAAGAACAGTATTAATTTAAATTCTGAAAAAGAACCAATAATTAATATCTCTTGGCTCCCTGAAAAAAATGAAACATTATCTAATAACATAATTAATATATCTATTTTATGACAACAACATCAACAAAATTTAAAGTACAAGGGGTAGGGTTAGATACTTCAAATATGACCATTAAACCGTGGGTAGATTCTGAAGATGAATACTCTTTTGATTATTTTCATACATCTATCTCAGCTAATAATGATTTTTTGATTTCTGAATTTATAAAGAGTTTTCCAGGAGGTAACTTAATCACTTCTATTGATTTTTTAGATAATCCTGAAAGAGCACTCCTTGGACATCTTCTTGAACTTGGAAGAAAGAAAGTAGACTTGTTATTGATAGATTCTGAAGTAATTCTTAAAAACCTAGGAACTGTTAAGGAAACTATTAAACAGCTTAGAGAATATAAAATAATTGAGGAGTTTGGAGTAAAAAATCCTAAGACCGCCGAAGATCTCAAAGCCATGGAAGAAGCTATTGAAGAGAAAATTAAATTCGTTTCTCTTGATTTATGTCCTTTGAATTTTAATTATGATATTGTTAATTATTGTAAGGAAAATACAATAGATTTGCTTGGCTTTAATCCTTTCGGCGGATATATTAACTCAGCATCTGTAATATCTAGCTTTACCATTCCTTATCTTCTTGGTTTTGCTGGAAACTATTGTTCTGTTATATTTTTATCTGGACGTGATTTGATTTTATCTAAAGAATCAATGTTGTATATAAAGGATAATATAATTGGATCTGAATGTTCTAGTAAATTTTCCCTTAAAAAGAATGTGTCTAGTCTTCATAAACCACTTAAGAAAGTTGTGGATACTTCATTAATATTTAATAAGAATCTAGTTTTAAGTGTAGATTCTCCTGAGTATTTATTTCCTTTAGAAGATATTAATATAAATCTAGGTTCTCCAGTAAATATTGTTGATGGAGTTGATCCGAAATTAAGAACGGAATTAGAAATGTTTGTGGATGATCTTTTGGAGGTTACAGAATTTCCGAAAGATGCTACTCTTCAATCTAAATATGCTATAGTAAGGTATCAAGTTTTATCAGCTCTTCGAATGAAATTTCCGGAAACTGATGGATGGAATATTCATATAGTAAATACGGGAAAACTAATCTCTGGAATTTTAGTGCATAGAGTAATCGAAGAAAAAAAGAAAAGATTCTTTAAAAAGAAAAATTCTCAAAAAACTGAATCTAAACATTTTCTTTGTGCACTTCCTAAAATTGATCTTCCAGTATTTATAGAAGAGCCCGATGATAAAAACACAGTCCTTGAGAACTCAAACCCTAATAATTGAGAAAATCCGGAGTTAGTTGTGTACCCCGGAAAATAAAATAGAAAACATTAATAAATAAAAATTATGAGAGTTTATAACGGAACAAAATCACAAATTAATTTACCTTTATCAGGTACTCAACGAATTACTATCCCAGCACATTCTGTTTCTGGTGATATTATGCCTAGTAATGAATTTCTAAGTTTACTAGTAAGTTCTTATGATTACAATGAACTAGCATTAATTGTATCAGGACCATTTGAAATAAATATGTGTGCAGGAGTATCAGGATCAGTAGGTTTTGTAGTTCAATCCCTTGATGAAGCTATTGAACGTTTTGCACCAAAAGAATGTCCGAAGTGTAATCAAGATCCTTGTGTTTGTAATAAGGAAAAAGAACCGCAGCCAGTAGATAAAAAACCGGCAGCAACTCCAACAAAACCGGCTGAAAAAGAGAAAGAAAAATCAGTACCTGAAACTAAAGAGGAAAAAAATAAATAAAGTATTATAAACTATTGGAATCTCATAGAATTTTATCTAAGGGATTCCATTTTTATTTCAAGAGTATAAATATCATGGAAGATAGAAGTTTTATCTTTAAATTTGATAACAATGAAATTAATTTTTCATTAAGAGGAGATGGTAAGGGAACAATGATTAATGCAACTGAAATGGCTAAACCTTTTGGGAAGCTATTTGCTGATTGGTATAGACAGAAATCTACAAAAGAATTTCTGAAAGCATTAGAAAGCGTTATGGGAATTCCCATAACGGATTTAATTGTAAAAATTCAAGGAGGTGTGCCAAAATTTCAGGGAACTTGGCTACATGAAAACGTAGCCCTAGAATTCGCTAGATGGTTAAATCCTATGTTCTCTATTTGGTGTAATGATAGAATAAAGGAAATAATGATTAATGGATATTCTATTATTGATCAATCTAGAGAATCGTTTGAAAGAGCTTATATGGATATTCAACAAAAATTAATTGAATCTAATAACGAAAATATTTACCTTAAGAATATATTAGATTCCCAAAAGGATTTAGTAACCTTTGCAAATCTGGTTCTTTCTACCTCAGAAAGTCTATATACTATGACTGAAATTACGAAAGGATTAAATTTATGTAAGTCTAGCAAAGATATTTATAGTATTCTAGAAGCAAAGAATATTATATATCATCAAGGTAATAAATGGTTCCTAAGATCTCCTTACGATACTCTTGGATTAACAAAAGATGTAATGATTGTTGGGAAGGATGGAAAACCTCACAATCAAAGAAGATGGACTGAGAAAGGAAAGTATTTTATCATGTCAGTTTCATTATAAAAATTATGGTAGACTATAAAGAAGTAAAATTAAAAGATGGACGTGTATTAGTGTTTTGTAACTTCGAAGAACTTCTTAAAGATTTTTATGGAGTATCTAGTATGGAAGAAGTAGAACCTCATGCAAATTCAACAGGACACTATATTATTCATTGTCCATTTTGTAGAGATTCTGGACATACAAAACATAAATTATATATAAAAACTGACTTAACTGTTGGTACTTGTTTTGTATGTAATCGAGCCTATATACATGTGTCTGATGAAGTTGATACATCATTTAAAGTACCTGATTTTATGTCATTGTATTATGGATATTCAGGTCATCCAAATGTAGTTAAACTTACAGAAGATCCTATATGGACATTAGATAAATACTGGAATGAATTTGATAATTTTGATCAAAGAGGCTATGATTATCTAATGAGTAGACATCCTTTTATGAACGACATCTATAAACTCCTAGACTTTAAATTTGTTGATGGAAATGTAGTAATGCCATTTAAATATCATGGGGAAGTATTTTATTACCAGATTAGATTTTCTGGAAAGACAAAAATTAGATATCTTTTCCCACAAATATCAGCAAAGCCTCCTTATGTAATAGATCATGGTCAAGGTCTAAGAAAAATAATAGTAGTGGAAGGGGTATATGATGCTATAGCTGCTTTAATTATGGCACCTGATTATATACCTTTTGCAGTTTTGGGAAGTTCTATATCAGATTATCAATTAGATTTTCTTAGTGAGTACGTTCCAGAAAAAATCTTATGTTACTTAGATGATACTGAAAAATCTATGGGTGTAGCTAAAAAAATAAGAAAAAGAATAGATTATTGCCCTATTAATATCATAAAATCTAATGGAGAAGATCCAGAAGAATGTATGAAACGAAAACTTAGGGCTGGAAATAATTTACAATGGATTAAATAAAATGATAACAGCATCGATAGATAATACTATAAATAAAATAGTAATAAAAACTGATGACCCTAGTGTAAAATGTCTTTTAGAATTTAAAAGAAAAGTAACTAAGTATTCCCCTTGGTTGAAATCTTGGAATACAACTGAAGAAATAGCAAAACTTTATGATAACCCTAGATCATGCGGACCTAAGAAAGGAATATATACTTTTATCTTAGGAATGGGATGGGCAGCTTATATTGCTAATGTATTTAAACCTATCTTAAGTGATACAGATTATAATACAATTCTTAGAACAATATTTGCAGATTATTATCGAACCTATCCATTTCCAAATCTCAGAGATTATCAAAATGAAGATATGTTGCATGTGTTAAAATATAAGAGAGCGATTATTCAAACTAATACAGGATATGGTAAATAATTTTAAATCTAAATAACATGACAAAATCAAAACAGTTAAAAATAGAAGATCTTACTTCTTTGATTGAAAAAGGTTATAGATGTAAAGATCTTCTTAAAGAATTAAATGTTTCTAAAAGTACTTTATATAATTATTTAAAAAAATATAAATTAACAATTCCAAAAGAAGAATTATATTTTGATAATACAGTATTTGATAATATAGATTCTGATGAAAAAGCCTATTGGTTAGGATTTTTATATGCAGATGGATTTGTTAATAGTAAATATAATAATTCAGTAGAGTTATCATTAAAAGCTAGTGATAAAGAACATTTAGAGAAATTTAATAAATTCCTTAAAAATAAAAGATCTATAACGGTAAGTAAAGCGGCTTCTATAAATAATAAAGAGTATTTTAGATGTAGATGTATAATAACCGACAAACATTTTCACAATAGATTAATTGAATTAGGTTGTGTACCTAATAAGTCGTTAATATTAGTATTCCCATCATTAAAAATATTTTCTAATAATGATTTAGTATATTCATTTATTAGGGGATATATAGATGGAGACGGAAGTATTACGAATACTAGTAGAAATAAATTAAGGATAGATATTTTAGGAACAAAAGAATTTCTATCTAAAATTCAGGATATTTTTAAAAATAAGTTTGGAAAATTATTATCAACGAGATCATCTAAGAAAGGAATTAATAATTATCAAATAGTTAGTGAATGTAGTAAAGCCGTTGATGTAGGAAATTTATTATATAAAAATGCAACTGTTTATTTAGAGAGAAAATATAAAAAATTTGCCGAGTTAAGTAAAAATACTTAATTTTATTATAGGACAAATTCGGTGAAGGATGGGTTAAATCTAATACCGATCTACAAATATAAATTTTGTAGTGTAGAGCATAGGAGGTGAGATAATCTTCCCATGAGTGTCCTACTTCTATTAATTAGAAGAATATATATGCCGATCTTATTTAAATAAAATAAGAATTATAAGATAAAAAACTTATGAGATAACAAAATGAAAACTGAAACTATAGCAACTCTTATAAACTATGCACATAATGAACTTGGAAAGAAAGTGTTGGTTATAACTCCAGGAAAAAAAGCGAAAGATGAAATTGTTAAGAGATATGAGTCTAGATTTGGAGGTAAATTGCCAACTTCAATAGATGGAGATCTTGGATGTATAATTACTTCAGGGTTTCTAAATCAAAAGAAAATAAAAGATCCAGACCTATGTATCTTAGAGGAAGAGAAACTTAAGAAATTCGATTGGGTTCTAGTAGATGAAGTAGAATATACTATTAATCCTTCTGGTGAATGGATATATGATAGACTAGTGAATGCTGAAGTTATGTACGGATTTTCTGGAACTGCAGATCGAGATTCAGGAGTTATGATCACATTTGCACAGGGAATTACGGAAACAGTAGTAAGAAACAAGGATTTAATTAAATATTTCGGACCAGCATTAGTTTATAGAATGCCTACTAGTCTGAAAATAAATAGTATCCACATAAATACTATCGCTTTAAATAATATTAAATTTACAGAAGAGGATTTTAATGAGGATAATAATGTCTATAATACAATAATGTCAAAAATTTGGGTTGATCCTGGAGTATGTGAATTGATTGTAAAGATAGCAAAAAAATATCCTAAATTATATATCCCAATAAATAATTTAAATAATATTATTTCAACTTGGATAGATAACTTTTTTATTGGAGTATTTAGAGTGCTCTTAATTTGCGGCGAAGGATATATTTATTATGACTTGTCTGGAAATAAAACAAACCTAGATCTTCAACAATCATGCGAATATATTAAAAATGGAATGGTAGATATAATTCCTAGTACCGCCGCAGGATTTAGAGCACTAGACCTTCCTGGATTAGAAAATATATTACTAGTTTCTAATATCAACGCTGGATCGGTTCTTCAACAACTAGGACGAACAGCAAGAGGAACTAATATGAACGTTCTTGCACTAAAACCTAAAATACCGAAAAGAATCCCGGTATATACAAAAGGATTCGAACAAAGAGATGAACTATTACATAACTACTATAAGTATTGTGATATTCAAGATATAGTTATTAATGAAGAAAATCTTTAAAAATATAGTATGGATAATGGTAGTGTATTTGATTTGATTTTTAGCTGTTTTAATCAATATTTATTTCAGGATGCTAAAAATAATATATTAGATCTTCAATATTATTTTCAGACTAATCCACAAACAGCCGGAAATGGTATGGTCTCTCAACTCGTGGATGCTATAAAGACTTATCCTCTAGAAAATATAGATGAGCCTTTATTTAGGAGTATCTTATTTAGATCTCAGAAAACTCCACAAGAGACTCAAGAGGTGATGAATGAAATTATAAAATGGAAAAAATATACAAAAAGTCAAATTGAACCAGCCAGAAAGATTTTAACTGATGTAATATATTCAGTTAATCTTCAAAAAGCAAACAGACTCTATTCTCAAAATCCAGAAGAATATGTTAAGTTTGTGAAAAATATAAATGTTAAAACTACTGCTGATCTAGATAATTTTAGTGAGATTGGATTTACACAAATAGATATTAATTCAATCATCGCTGAACAGGCAGAAGGTGGTGTACCTAGTAAATTTGAATGGATAAATAATTGCTTTTCATGCGGAGCTTATGAATTTGGACAACTCGGACTTATCGCAATGCCTCCAGGAGTTGGAAAGTCTCTTTTATCCATGCAGGAGGCATTGAACATGAGTTTACAAGGTTATAAAGTACATTATTTAGCTCTTGGAGATCTTAAAATGAAAGACTTTAAACGAATGAAGCATAGATATAAGAATCTATGAAAATTCTATTAAAATGCTAGAACTATTAGAATAAAATAGAATTAGCATCTCTATCTTTTATCTAAGAGATAGAGTTCAACGACTAAATATAGAACTATAAAAATATAGATGATATAGTCTAATAGTTTAATGAAAATTAAATTTATAATGATTATCAGATTAGGAGCTCAATTTACAGGATTGTCATTTAATGAAGTATCTCAAAACATAGGACCTATATACAATAGTATGTGTCAAATGATTGGAGATAATCTTAGTATAACTATACTACCAGCTGGAAAAATTTCAGTAGATGAATATATAGAATTCATGAAAACCAAAGATTATAAAATCCTGTTTATCGATTAATTGCTTAGTCGCTTAAATAATAAAATTTAAGAAAATTATACTAAAATGCTGGAAAATGTAAGACATAAATCAGCATCAAGGAATATTAGTTACTTGTTCAACGACTAAATGTATAACTATGAAAAATAGATGATATAGTCTAATAATTTAATACCATATTAAATTTAGTAATGTATGATGCGGGATTTAAAAACGCTCACGGTGGAGAGGATGGATCTATGTATAAATCTTTCGGAGATATTTATGATAAGCTTACAGAGTTAACTGCAATGGGAAAGTTAGTATTTATATTGTCTCAGTTAAAAATTGGAGCATATAGTCAAGAAGTATTAGATATGTCTTATATAGCTGGGTCTAGCCATAAGGTTGATGTGGTAGATTTTATTATAACACGCTCTAAGGGCGGTGAGAAACCCAACCCTAACAACCTAGGAATATCAACAATTACGAAAAATCGACGTGGAGAAACAAATATAATTGATTATAATATAAGACTTCAGAATGGTAGATTTAGAAGTTTACCAAAGAAAGTATATGACGATATAAGAATGATTCAAGAGAAAAGATGTTTTTCTGAGGCAGATATAGATTTAATGATTAATAACTATAATATTCAATATAATCAAGCTCAACAGAGTATATACAAACATGGAAGTGGGCTACAACAAGGAAACAATATTAATATACAACAGACTGTTTCTGGACCAACTCCATTTAATAGACCTTAAAGTGAATTTTTGCGTTTTAAGGAAGATTAAAACCTAATATATGAAGAACATTAGAAAAATTTATAAATAAAATTATAAATTAATCTAGTGTTCTTTTTATTTAGATTTCATAAGAATAGGGAAAAAGTAAGATTAGTAAAGGTTGCAAACTTTATTGACCTGAAATTTCCCTTTAGTAAAATTCTTATGAGGTTTATAATTATTTTAAATATTTTTTAATTATGAAATCTAAACCAATAGAAGGTATAAAATCTACCGAAAATCCAGGGATGAAGTATAGTAGTTACCTAGATGAAAAAGATTTTAATGAGATGATTCTAGATGGGAGAACTGAAGAGGAATATCTAGAAGATTACTGTAAATTAATAGATCAAGCCCTTCAGAGAGGATTAAAACGAGGAAAAATCGAATTTTATACAGAGAAACATCATATTTTACCTAGGTGTATGTCAGGTGAAGATGAGAACTATAATTACGTACTTCTTTCTGCTTTAGAACATATAATAGCACACGTTTTATTATATAGAATTCAATCAGATAATAATAAAATATTATCTGCTCTATTTTGTATGATTAATGTAAATTCAGTATATACATCCGAGCGAAAATTAGTAATAGAGAAATATAATATTACCCTTTCTGCTGAGTTAAGAGAAAAATATATACGTTCTATCTCATATCCTGTTGTTTGTCATGATTTAAATAATAAAGTTTATAGAGTATATAGTAGTATTTCAGAAACTGAAATGGATGGTTTTAATCACACTTCTGTTAGTAGTACTGTAAAAGGAGATTACAATACTTCTAGAGGATATAAATTTTCTTTATTAGAAGATTTTAAAATTAATTATCCAGAAAAATTAAATGAATTTTATTCATTAAAAGATCTACCAAAATTAAATTTAACACCTTTAGAAAGAAATACTGTATTAGAATATAATGATTCCGGAACAAAGATAGTATGTTTTGATAAAAACTTCAATGTTTGTAAAATATATAATACAATATCCTCTATTAAAATAGATGGATTTAATCCAGAGTATCTTAGAAGGAGTATAGAGAATAAAACATTATATGGAGAATATTACTGGATGTATTACAACGATGCTATTAATTTATATTCGAATAGTATTCAAAAATTTTATGAAAAAGGAGCAATTTCTAATATAATAAAATATATTCCTAGAGAAACTAAGAGAAGTAAAAAGATTATTTGTCATGATAAAGACTATTTAATATATAAAATCTATGATTCAGTAAAAGATGTTATATATAAAAGATGGATTTTCTGAATCTTCAGTATCTGCTGCAGTAAATCGTAATAAAACAAGGACATCTTATTCTGCTATAGGTAAATACTTTGATTATTATTGGACTAGCCTAGATGAATGGGAATATCCAGATAAATTAGATGAATACTATCTTAATAAAGAAACAAATAATTTACCAAAGTTAGTTGTTAAGTTATTTAGAAATGAAATAATAAGAACTAATCGGAATCATGAGATTATAAAAATATATAAAAGTATTGGAAATGTTAGAGAAGATGGGTTATTTCACCAGAATGTATGGAGAATCTTAAATAAAGATAAAAAATTAAATACTGAATCCTTATATAATAATTCATATTGGTTTAAATTTTCAGACTTTAAAGAAAAATATCCTGATAAACTTGAAGAATATTACAAACAACAAGAGCAAAAATAAATTTCATTTCTTCTATTAACTCCAATTGGTTAATAGGCAATAAATTTAATAAATTCATAATAAAATTAATCCCAACCTCCTGTAGTGATTATAGTGGGTTGGGCTCTTTTTTCTCCTCCAAATCAATAAAAAGGGTGATTTCTAAGGGTGATTTTCTTATATATGAGTAAAAATTTAAAATAAAATTAATAAAATGAAAGTAATTCAATCTAAAGTATTGGTCATAGTAGATAAAAAAGATACTATGACTCAAAAGATAGGAAATTTTGTTGTTCCTGCGAGTGAATGTGAAAAAGCTGAGGTTATTGGAGTAGGTGAAGAAGTTAGCGAGGGAGTATTAAAACCTGGTGATACTATCTTGATTTATCCAAACACAGGAAAATCATTTACTCAAGATGGAACAGAATATCGTGTTATAACTTTAAATGAAATTATTGTAGTACTTTAATTAAAACGAAACATGTCAGAAGGAAAAATTATTAATCACGGCTTTGAAACTCAGGCCGAAATTATTGAAGGTGTAAAAAAATCAGTAGAGGCAATTAAGAAAACACTCGGCCCGTCAGGTAAAGCCGTATGTATTTCAGGATTTACAGGTCCAGAGGTGTCAAGAGATGGAGCTACTGTTGCTAAGTCGATTTCATTTAAGAATCAACTTCAGAATACAGGAGCTATCTTTGTAAAAAATGCTGCCGCTCAAACAGAAAGATTAGCAGGTGACGGTACAAGTTCAACTTCACTATTAATCAAAGAAATGTGTGAAAAAGGACAAAAAGCATTACGAACTGGAGCTAATGTAAATGAGGTGAAATCTGGTATGCTTAAGGCCGGAAAATGGATGGCTGAGTATATCAAAAATAATTCAATTCCAGTAAATGATGATATGGAAAAGATCAGAAAAGTGGCAACTATTTCAGCCAATAATGATCCGGCCATTGGAAATCTGGTAGTTGAATGTATGGAGAAAGTTGGAATGCTTGGTATTATTACAGCTGATTTTTCTAGTGGTCTTGAAACTACTATTGATGTAACTACTGGAATGAAACTCGATCGTGGTTGGGCTTCTCCACAGTATGTTACAAATCCTACTGATGGAACTTGTGTAATGGAAGATCCTTATGTAATTGTAGTAGGAGAAAGATTATCTAGTGTACAGCAAATTCTTCCGTTAATGGAACAGCTTGTACCTACTGGACGCCCATTCTTATTTATAGTAGATGATATTGATGAAGTAGTAAATACAACTCTTGTTATGAATACTCTTCAAGGTGCAATTAGATGTTGTGTTGTAAAAGGTATTGATTTCGGAGATTCAAGGAAAAATATTATGGCAGATATTTCAATTTTAACTGGCGGTAAATATATTTCTCCTGAGAACGGATTATCAGTCACACAAGCAACAAAAGAGGATCTTGGAGTAGCTAAGAAAGTTGTAATTTCTAGAGATTCATGTATTATCTATGAAGGTGGTGGTGATTCTAAAGAGATTGCTGAAAGGGTAGAAATTCTTAGCACCAAACTTACAGATCCTGGAATATCAGATTATGATAAAACTAAATTTGCGAAACGAGTAGCAAATCTTAGTGGAGGTATTGCAGTAGTGAGAGCTGGAGGAGCTTCTGAAACTGAAAAACAGAACCTTAAACAAACTATTGAAGATTCTATTCTAGCATCTAAAAGTGCTATTGCTGAAGGATGTTCTTTAGGAAGTGGTTATATCTATTACAAAGGATCATTAGAAGTGAAGAAAGATAAGACATTCTGGAAATCTTTAGTTGGAGATGAAGTAGAGGGTGCAGAAATTGTATTCTCAAGTCTTCCAGTAATTCTTAAAACAATTGCAGACAATTCAGGAGTTTCTGGAGAAGTAGTTCTAGAAAAGGTTAAATCATCTAAACCAGGAATTGGATATAATGCTAAGACTCGAAAGTATGGTAATTTACTTGAGGAGGGGATCTTAGATAGTTCTAAATCTCTTCGAGTAGCTCTTGAAAATTCTATTTCAGCAGCGTCAATGATTCTCTTAATTGATTGTACAATCATTGATGATAATATTTCCGAAACTAAAGTAGAAGGTTAATAAACATAATATACTACACCTCATCCTGGTTTTGATTTTCATTTCCAGGGTGGGGTTTCATTATTTTATGACAAAGATAATAATTAGTGATACCCATTCAGTTTCAATTGGATTTAGTGACGAATGGTTATATATGTCTTTAGCAGATGGTAGATATCAAGGTTATATATCTAGATTAGCATATCTTTATCGAGAAAAATATAGATCAAATACTTCAAAACTTCCAAATTTTGAGAAAATTCTAAAATTAATTAATTCTCAAGATTCCCTAAGAGGTTATAGGTTTGAAGCTAAAAGAGAGAAATTATTTTATACAATTACTCATGGAGATAATTATAAAAGAATTGGAGTGGAATTTGTTAATAAATTTTTAAAAAGTGATTTATACAACTTTAATGGAATTTCTTCTGAATCTGAGATATATTACTATAGAACAATTCAAGGAGCTTATGAATTAACCGATAAAATTTCTATAAGTTTTCCTGATTTTATAGAAAATATATTATCAAAAACAAAAGATGATATGATCGATCGTTTTGGAGTGAGTTATATTATAAATTATATGCTTAATACGCAGCCGAGAAAGCTTGATTTTCTAATTAATGAGGTTAAATAAAATAAAAAAATTATGAAAAAAGAAGATGATAATGACTTTCCTCTCTATGATGGGGAGGAAGGAAATATTAATTTTGACGAACAAGAAGATGATTTCGATTTTGAACCGGAAGATTTACCAGATTGTCCTCTTACTGATTTAGTTATTAGTAATATGATGATGTCTAAACCTTTCGGAATACACTGGGATTATGATAAAATGAAAGAATTTTTAGTAAAACTTGGATATAAGATAATTACTAGATATTCTGATCGTCGAGAAGTTGAATATGAAGTTGCAATAAAACCTAATTCATCTTTTATACCAGAAGATGACTTTAGTAATATTAAAGAAATGTTTGACTCAGAAGTCCAAGATATAATGATTGGATGGCTATTAAAAAATAAATAAACTTATGTGCGTTACAAATAATATTACAGAAAAATCATTAGAAAAATGGAAAGACCTTATTCTTGCATGTAAAAACTATTATATTGATTCAGTACCTACCGGAATGGATGATGCTGTATATGATATGTTAGAAGCTAGAGCAGCGCAAGAAGATGGATTTTTTGTCAGAGATTATGTTTATCAAACATACTTAAAAGGAACTAAGACAAAAAATTCTTATATAGAAAAAATTAAAAAGAAAAAAGTTGAAGAAAAAACTATGTTAAGTGCTCTTTCAGAGTTTATGAATGAAAACTCTGGAAAATACTGTGATCTAAAGTATGATGGATCTAGTATAGCAATTTATTTAGATTCTTCAACTGGTATTCCAAAAAGAATAGTTACAGTCGGAAATTTAAATTTGGATAACTATGGGGTAGATCAAACTTGGAAATTAATAAACTTCCTTCCAAAAAGATTTCCGAAAGGTATAGTAGCAATTCAGGCAGAGGCATTAGTTGACATTAATCGACTTTCTGATACTGATCCTGAAACTGCTAGACAAAGAGCCAATGGACTAATAAATTCTAAGTATTGTGAATCTGAGGTAAATAATTTATTAACTCTTAGAGCTTATAGATATTATACTGATGATTCAATAGAAGGACAAATACTAAGAAAAACAGACTATCGTGAAGTTTTAAAAATGTTTGAAACTGTATATTCAAAAACTGATGGACATATCTTATTTTCCCCTGCCGATGTATGGACTATAGAAGAACTTATGAGCGCCGGAAATAAAGAATATACAGAAACAGATAAAACAGTTACTTCAACTGGTTACTTCTTAAATGATGGTTGGGTAGTATATGATGAATTTGGAATATGTCTCGGCGCCTTAAAATTTGCTGGTGCTGGATCAGGAACTGAAGCTTTAAAAACTACAGTAAGAGGTATACAATGGAATTCTCAAGTAGCTAAAGGAAAAGATTCTTGGTCAGCTAATATTCTAATCGATCCAATTCAAGTAAAAGGATGTACAGTAAGAAAACCAAGTGCTGGAAGTGTGGGAAAAATGGTAAAAAAGAAAATTACCCCTGGAGCAATAGTAAGTATTATTATGGCTAATTCAACTATTCCAATGGTAGGGGATTCTTTTACTGAAGGTAATGGAGATTTTATGTGGCCAACTTGTAGCTGTGGTTATAATATGTCAGAAAAAGATGTTTATGGAAGTCTTTTGAAATGTGGAAATCCTATGTGTACTGAAAGACTAGATCGAATGAATAATTATATAGGATCTCTTAGTAATATTAAACAACAACTAGATCTTAATAAATTACTTGTTATAGATCGATTTAAGTGGGAAAGTACTGGGATTAATATAGATCAATTGTTGGGAAGTGTTGAAAGAAATGACCCTAATAGTTACTATAATCAATTAAGATCTTACCTTAAAACAGATTTACAAGTGAGAAATTTAGATTTAGTTTGGAAAGCAAGTTATACAATCTTAAGAAGTTATTATGAAAAGTCTATTGGAATTTAAACAAGAAGCAATAATTGTAGAAAAACCAAAAGAAGAATGGAATAGACTTTATCTTGAACTCTTAGACTTAATAAAATCTTGGGGCTTGGAAGATAAAGTTAACTCTTTTAAGTATGAATGGAAAGGATCAGGAAACTCATTTAATAAATTATTCGAATTATCTTTTCTTCGAGAATTAATATTTTACGTACTCGATATAGATTGGAGAGATCCAATTTGGGGAGATATATTTGATATTGAAAGGATAAGTAGTACTCCTAAATCCTATCACGGTTCAGGAAATGATATTACTATTGAAACTTACCTATTTCAACTTGAAGATAAATCAAAGGTATTAAATAGTCTTAATGGAAATTGGGTATTTGATCATTATAAAGAAGTGAAAGATTTTATGGATCAATATAATGATAAATATTTAAAACTGTTTGAAATTAAGAGATTATTTCCATTAGAAGTAGAGATAGAAAATGTTTGATTTAGAGCAAAGAAAAAATTATATAAAAACAAGAAATGATACAGATTATACTGATACAGTGAAAGCAGTATATAAAATCTTAGTATCTAAATATTCCTACCGAGCAAGAATTTCAGATATTTTTCAACTCCTTAAGGATGCATTTGGAATTAATGAATTTATTATTTTTGATTATCAGCAAATGAATAATGCACCCTTCGAATCTTGGTTAGTTGATCAGTATATATCTTGGAAAAATGGTAAGGAGATAGATTTTATAGAAATATATAAAGCTATCTTAACTATTGGAGATTTTACTACATCTGAAAAAGAATTGTTTGAGTCAGGTCTGATTGAAGAGCGTTTATGGGCTATTTTCTTATTAGTTGATAGCCCCGAATTAAATATTATATAAAATAACATTAAAATGATTGAAGTAAATTTGTATTCTATTCCGGCCCAAGAAATGAATTCTATGGTAGGCCGTTGTGTTGCTCGTAGCCGTTTTGATAAAGAAGGTATGGGCGTAAGTGTTATGGAATTTGTTAAGGGTTTTTTAAAGAATAATTTAGCAAATTTCGAAAATAGTATTGGTAACGCTGAATTAGTAAGCTTTATTAATTCAGAAACTACAATGAGTACTAAGGATTTTTCTTGCATTAATTATTGGTTAGCTCAAGTTGGTTATCTTGTTCAGATTCAAAATGTAGCTGATGATGAAGAAAATGCAACCGGTATCCCGACAGGTGATGTAGTAGAGTGGAATGTAATCGATTACAACTTTATGCAATATGATTACCCAACTGCAACTAAAATTATTCCTGGTGAAGGTCTTGAAATTCCAGCTATCCTTAGGCAGATTGTAGAACAGTCTGGTTTGTTTGATCCTAATAAATTAAGTGGTGTTAAAAATCCATTTACATTATTGTTAAATAATATGGATAAAATTAAGAATACTACTGGATCTGTATCACCAGCTATTACTACTCAGATCTATAATCTTTTAGATCAGATGGGTATTAAAGTATTTTGTGCAACTTCTGAAGATTAATTACAATGACTACTCTACAAAATGATATTCTAGAAATATATAATTCCTTAGTAGAGTTTTCTGATAATACAGTAAAAACAAACTTTCCGATTCCAATTAAAGTAAGATATGAAAAAGAAACTAGATTACTTATATTTGAACAGAAAGGAAAAACGGTATATCTAGGTCTCCCAGTTTATTATTGTTTAGCACTGGAGGACTTAGAAAAACCGACTTATCTATTACCAGAAGATTATGATTATCTAATGTCAACTCTTCAATCTTTAATAGCATCTGGAGAATTGATAAAACCTAGAACTTGTCTTGGCCCTGAAAACTATGGATTTAATGTTTATTCAACTAATATTAATGAAATGTATAAAGGACCTGATGTAATTGGACAAGTAAAGTTTATTTCTGGAACATCTTGGTTATTTAAGTTTAGAACAAGAAAAAAGTATAAATTATGAATTTTAACGGAACGATTATTATCACAGATCCCTGCTATATTGCAGAAAATAAGGATTGGGGAAACGGATTTAATTATAATAATATGACTATCTCGGAAGAAGTAGGATTCTCTGATAATTATATTTGGGAAGATACTGGAGTTGGAGATGGAAGATGGAAAGTATCAAAACTAAAAAATATTCTTGGCTTACTTGAGCTTGAAAAATTCATAGATGATATTGAAGAAGCTTACTATAATCTTTACGATAATCCTTCAATTGAAAATCAGATTAATCTTGAAAAATTAGTTAATCAGAGGGAAACTATTGGAAGATATTGTGTAGATTCTGGGACTTTTGGAGTATTTTATCTTGACGAAGTTTTAAAATATAAGCCAGATTTTTTAGTAGAACATGGAGATTGGTGTTATACAATTATTAAAGACTTTATTGGGGATGTAAATGTATATACTGATTCTCGTGAACAAAAACATTTTTTAGGTATAGGTAATAAAACATTTTATAGTAATACAGTATCATGGTTGTAAAAATTATTAATAAATCAAAATTTCCACTTCCAAGTTATGCAAAGCCTGGAGATTCTGGAATGGACCTTAGAAATATCGGTGAAGAATTTACATTAAAACCGTTAGAAAGAAAATTAGTTCCTACAGGCATATATGTTCAACTTCCCCCTAGAACTGAAATCCAAGTTAGAGCTAGATCTGGAGAAGCCTTTAAAAAAGGATTAGGAGTTTTAAATGGACCAGCCACTATAGATTCAAACTATAGAGGAGAAATTGGAGTAATTTTAGTTAATCTTAGTCCTGTAGAGGTAACTGTAGAACATGGAGAAAGAATTGCTCAGATGGTTTGTGCAGAAGTAACTCATATGGAATTAGAGGAAGTTAGTAAACTTGATGAAACAGAACGAGGAGGATCAGGTTATGGCAGTTCCGGAATACAATAACGATATAAAACGACTTCTTGGATTAAAAGGAAATACTAGATTAGAAATTCAAAATCAATTAACCCAACGAATCTTAGAATATGATTATATAGATAAAACTCCAGGAATAGGATTGAGATTTTTAGAAACAAAGAAAAGAAATCGAGAGGCTGGTGAATGGATTTATTATAATATTCTATTCGAAGCTAGAAAATATCAAGATACTCCTGAATATTTAGCACATATTCTAGGATCACTATCAAAAGTAGTAAAGACCTGGGGAGATTATTCTAATATTGATGTAGTTGGAATTCAAGAAGTTGATTGTGAAGAAGCAGATTATTATTATATACTAATTTATATTTTAAGTGATGGAAAAGACAAAGAAAAACTCGAATCCGATGGAGAGTGAAAAAATGTCGGAAAAAGATTATGAACTTCTAGAAAAAAGAAGAGTATGGGGATGGGAAAATGCAATGTCTGTAGCAAATGATTTATGGGCTAGTATTCATAGTTCATTACTTGCTGGAGATCTAGTATTTGCTTATAAAGATACTACAGGAGAGTCAGGATTAACTCAAATTGTTATAGTAGCACTTAATCAACCAACAGAACACTTTTCAGTTGGTATGGTTACATCTGGATATACTGCACTTCTCCCACATGTACCATTTGATTACCTAACTAATACTGTTCTAGGAGATCTTAAAAAGTATAAAGTTGATAAGAATATAATAAAGGCTTACGAACAAATTTTAGAAAATTATAAAAGATGAGCAATTTGAGAATTTTAAGTGTTGATGTTGGTTTCTCTGCTATTAAGTGTTCTTTTAAGGATTCCAACGGTTTAATAAAATTTGAAAAGTTTATTAGTGCAACAGCAAAACTCCCTGAAAAACCACTTGAAAGTGATGATGATATGGTATTTCCATTAGGAGGGGATTATTATGTATTAGGACCTGCAGCATTAAAAGTACCTAGATCTTATTTACTTAAACTCGAAACTTTTGAAGATTTAAAAGCAGTTTATGCCCCATGGTTGTCATATTTAATAAAAAAATATGGCGGAGATGAAGGAATAAATGCATTTGATAAATTAGCTATTGGTTTATCAATGGCTTTTAATACCAATGATAACGTAGATGAATTATTAGATTATTTATATGAAACATTAAATATAAATAAAGAAGATTATATATATTGTTTTTGCCAAGGCTTATCATGTAAATATACCTATAATGAATATGGGTTAAATGTTCGTGAAGCTTCTAGACGTAATGATGTTAAGTTAAGAAATGCATTAATACTTGATGGAGGATTTGAAACTTTAGATTTCTGTAGTATTATCAACGGTACTTCTTCAGCAGGTGCTGCTGTAGGAGTAAAAGATTCTGGCGTAATTAGAATAGTTTACGATCTCGTTGATTATCTATATAAAAATTATTCGATATCAATTTCAATTAAAGAAGGCCAAGTAATTTTAGATACTGGAGTTTTAAAACGCAGAGGAAAAACAATAGATTTATCTAGACAAGTTGAAGAGTTTTCAAAAAAATATATTATCGAAGTTTTTCAATATTTAGATAAAAATTATGGAGAGGTACTTGATGCTTTAGATGATGGTATTATTGTTTTAGGAGGATTAAGTTATTTTATGAAAAAATATCTCCATGATCCTGAAGTAGAAAAAGAAGTAGATAAAATATTTAGTGTATCTGAAATAGTATATCCAGAGGAAGACTCGGAATACTATAATTGCATATCATACTTAAGATTAGCTGAAAAAGTAGCTAGTGATAATATGAAATGATAAAAATGCACTTAGAGAAAGGTTAAAACCTAATATATGAAAGAACATTAGAAAAATTTATAAAAGAAATATTTATAGATCGATCTAGTGTTCTTTTATTGTTTCATAAAAGTTATAGGGGAGATAAGTTTAATAAAGGTTGCAAACTTTATCATTCTAAATCTCTCCTTTTTATTAATAACTTTTATGATATAAATATAATTAAATAATTTTAATTAAACAAACTTTTTATGAAACATCACACAACAGAAAATCAAGATGAAGTGAATAATAGTAGCTTATACCTTGATGAAACAGATTCAAACGGAATATCTCTTCTGAAACGAATAGAGAAATATCCAGACCTTCCAGAGAATGAATTTATCCCAATAGAGTATACTCATTCTAATGGACATACTGTAAAAAATATCTACTATATTAATAAATTAGGACAGATTAAAAACATAGAAACAGGAAAATTATTAAAATCTTCTAAAATTAGAAATTATTATTCAATACATCTCTTTAGTAATAGTGATGATAAGAAAAGATTAGGTATAAGATTACATAGAAGTAGCTTCTACATTTTTAATTAATCCCAATCCAATTATTTATAGTGTAGTAAATCATATAGATTATAATTCAGAAAATAATAGTTTATTTAATCTTGAATGGACAACACAAACAATAAATAATAGTATAGTAAAAGGAAAGCGCAGATATATTTCTAAAGATAAGTTAATGGAATATACTGCTTTAGATGATAACAGAGAAGAATTATTTACTGTTAATAGAGTAGATAATAAAGGATATAATGTAGATCTTATTGTTACAGCTATTTATAGAAAATATAAATATGAAGGATACTACTGGAAGAAGTCCAAATTATCCAAAAAGAAGAAACTCTTAAATTAATAGGATTTTCCGGTAATTTAGATGATTATGAATGGCATGAACATTGGAAATATCCTGGATTATTTGTATGTAAGGAAGGATTTGTTAAGAAAATTATTCGAGGAAATCATAGGATTTTATGTACAATGAGTCAAGAGGGATATATTAATATTATCATCGGAAAAGATCATGGAAAAGAATATAAAGCTCATAGAATAATAATGGAATATATTCTAGGAAGAGATCTTATGGATGATGAAATAGTAGATCATATAAATTGTATTAGATATGATAATAGTTTTTCTAATCTTAGAGTAACCGATGCAAAAGGAAATATGAATAATCCTTTAACTATAGAGAAAAGAATTAAAAGAGTAGTAGCAGCTGATTTATTTGGCAACTTTATATGTTATGAATCTGGAAAATATATTTCAAAAAATATACTATCTTTATCATCAACAATATACAGTTCAAGTGCTTTAGTAAAATTGAAAACTCCAGGAGAAAAGATAATTGTTATAAAACCTGGAGATAAAGAAGGGTTATTAAATAAGATGAAAACAGTAACATATGTTTTTAATAATGAAATGAAAGCTATTGGTGCATTTATTAATATTAAACTATATAAACAGAAAGTAGAAACTAAAGTAAGTTGGGCTATTATTAATAAATATCTTAATTCAGAAAAGTTAGCACCTGATGGAAATTATTATTTCAGAGGAGATAAAGCAGTTGAATTAATATTATCTCAAGGTCATGGAAGAGCTTGGGAATTTGAACCTGAAAATAAATAAATAAATAAAAAATTGATAAACAATGAGTAAATCAAAAATAATTAAAGGACAAGCATTTATTATTGAAAATGCTTTAGTTCAAGAACAGATTTTATTAACTCCAGGACAAGCAAGTACTACTAATATTGTGGAGCTTATTAAAAATATATGGGATGACCTTAAGACAGAAGGTACATATAAAAGTAATAAAAAGAAAAACTACTTTTATTGGGAATATGAAATGACTGATACTGAAAATGAAGATTCAGTTATTAAAGTAAAAATGGAATGCCCCCAGCCAAGAGAAGGATTATTTGAAGAACCATATGATCCTGAAACAGTAGAAGGCGACTATGCTAAATATTGGGTAAAAAAACTTAAAGAATCTACTGAAAATTATGAATACAAGGCAGCAATTCAGAAAAAAGAAATAGTTTTCCCTGGCACTAGATACGTAAATCAAGAAGGTGAAGTAGTAGAAGTAGAAGGAACAAAAATCAGTAATACAGATATAGGAGATATTACTAATTTACTTGGATTGTTTTAATAGAAAATAAATTATGGAAGAGGAAATAATAGAATCAATCGACGAAGAAAAATTACCAACTATCATTAGTGATGATGAAGATGTCATAGAAGAGGTGATCCCTGAAGAAATCCCTGGAACTAGTGGCATAATCGGAGGCAATCCCTTCGGAAACATAAGAATACAGATCAATGGTCAAGATATTTTTATGTAAAATAACATAGAGAGGTTAGATACATTTTCTACCTCTCTTATTTTTATATACTTGAATTTTATATTATTAAAACTTGAAACTTACAAAACACGTAAAATTTAAGTTTTTTCTCTTATATGTGTGATGAAAAAGATGTTTAATTTAGAAACTATTTTTGTTATGTGTAAAGAAAAACCATTTAATCGCCAAGATCAAAAATATCCAGATCTCCCTGACTATGAATTTATTCCATTAGTATATCCAGGTATTAAGGATATATATGAGATTAATAAAAAATCTGAAGTTAGAAATAAATACACTAAACAACTATTAAAACAACAACAAGATGAATTTGGATATACTACAATCTCTCCACAATATATAGAAAAGCATAAAAGAAAAGCAAAATCTATTCATATAATAATGGCTACCATTTTCTATAATAATTCAGAACCAAAAATATATAATATAGTTAATCATATAGATCATAATCCAAGAAATAATAACCTATCTAACTTAGAATGGGTTACTAAAAGTGAAAATAATAGTCCAGATAGACGCTTACCAGTTCATAAAGATAAACGAATTAAATATACTGCAATGGATAAAAAGGGAAATGAATTATTTACAATAGATTCTTTAGATAGTAAAGGATATGATATACGTTACATTTCTTCGATTGCTAAAAAAAGTCAATATAGCTATAAAGGATATTATTGGAAACGACAAGAATCATTAAATAATCAAAAGTTTTTTGATCTTATAGGATTTTCTGGAAACTTAGATGACTATACTTGGTATGAACACTGGAAATATCCTCAATGGTCTGTGTGTAGTGAAGGATTTATTAAATCAAATAGATTTAATAAATTAATAGGAACACTTAATAATAAAGGATATATTATAGTTGATAGTAATAGTACTAAAGCGCATACAGTTATTATGGAATATCTCTTAAGAAGAAATTTAAAAAAGGGAGAAATAATTGATCACATTAATACAATAAAAACAGATAATAGTTTTTCTAATCTTAGAGTTACTGATCAAAAAGGAAATATGAATAATGTAAATACTCTGGAAAAATTATCAGAAAAAATAGTATTAGCAGATCTATATGGAGACTTTTTAAATTTTGGTTTTTCGAGAGATATCCAGAAACTAGTTGGAAAAGACAATATTAAAAGATCCAGAGTAGATAGGTTATTAAGTAGTAATGTAATTTCTACAAAATATATTTGTATTAAACTTGGAGACAAAGAGAAATTACATAAAAAGATGGAGAATATAATATATAAATTTTCTAAAGATAAATTAAGAGTTCTTGGAGCATATAATTCAATTACATCTGCAAAGAAGGAATCAGTTATTTCTACTAAAAGTATTAGTAAAAATTTAAATTCTGAAAAACCTGCGCCAGACGGATATTACTACATGAGAGGTCCTGAGGCAGTAAAGTTAGTACTATCGTTAGGACATGGAACAGCTGGAGATTTTAAACCTGAAAATAAAAAAGGAATCTCGAAAACCCCTAAATTCTTATATATGGAAAAAGGAATTTCAATTCTTTTTTAATTCTTACAAATGTATGTAAGAAAAAAAGGAATTTTTGAGGGCCTCAAATTCTTATATATGGTAGAGAAGATTGAAAGATATTATTTACAGAATCTGGAGATCTAATTTTTATAATAGACCCTGAAACTATTATAAATAAAATCTATCAAAAAAGACACAATATAACAACAAAAGAGGAGCCCTCATGGCGGAATAGGTAGACGCAGCAGACTTAAAATCTGCTTTTCTGAAAAGAAAGTTCCGATTCGACTTCGGATGAGGGTACAAGACATAATTATAACAAATTCCAAGTGTATCCCCTCAAGCTTATACCTTGTAGAAAGGGTAATCGGTCGCATGCAGGTTCAATCCCTGCCACTTGGACAAAGACTGACTAATAATCATTAATTTGATTATTAGTTTCTTTTTTTATTTCTCCAGTAAAAGCCTTATATACGTAAAAATAATTAATAAACAAAAATAAGAATTATGGAAAAAGATTACGAGAAATTATTTGCAGTAAAATATGTTTTACAAAAAGAAGGCTTAGAAAATTTTAGAAGGAACCGTAAACATATTACTGAATTTGAAAATGTATTTTTTGAAGTTGTAAGTAAAGAACCCAGACCTATAAGAAAATATAAAATTTCAAGTAATATACAAAACTATATTCGATTTTATTCACTTAATAAAGAACGGCTATTTTCTAGCAAATTAAGAGATATAGTCAGTAAAAAGAACTTAGAAGACTTATTTAGAAATTCAGAAAAGAAAGCTAAATTTGGATTGATATATAATTCTAGTACGAAAGATAAACAGGAAACAGACTATAATGCCCACTCTATTTTTTGTATAACAAATGAATATATTATACTATATGCATTTATTGGAAAGTGTATTATGGGCAATGATAAAAAAACATTTAATTCATTAGGAAGTGTAGTAATAAAAAAGAGTGATTTATTAAATTTTTCTGAATTAAACTTAGAAGGTTGTTTATATAGCATGGATGAATTTGTTAACTCATACAAACTTTGTAAACAGTTTAATTGTTTGGATAAATTTTTTAAAAGTATTCCTTCAAAAATGATGAATGAGTTTACTTCATTAGGATGGTCAGATACATTAGAAGATTACTATAAAGAGGTAATAGATAGTCAAGAAGATTTATTATCAAATAATAAAACTATAGATGATCTTATTAAATATTTTAAAAATAATTATAATCAAACTTTATATTCGGTTGAAGCTAAGGAATCATTTAGCATAAAATACAGATTTATCTATGAATCATTTAAAAGTTTTATATTTTTGATGACTTCTGAAATAAAAACTGAAACATTTGAATCTGTGTTATCTGGAAAAGTAAAAAATCCACCTACACAATTTGAAGATCCTAATACTGGCCGAAGAAATCAAGGAGTAATTATAGTAGATAAACTATACGATACTGAAATAAATATAGATTGTCCCTTTGGTGTAAGAGGTCATTGGAGAAATCAATACTACGGAAAAGATGCGGCCGGAAATCCAATACATAAAAGAATTTTTATTGAAGCATTTGAGAAGAAAGGTTATCATAGAAAGGCAACAAAAGAATTAGTGGAAAGCAAATAAAAAATTAAGAGAGGAAATTAATCCTCTCTTTTTTAATTTTTCTGCTCTTTTTTATAAATATTCCAAAACTTTTCCACTTCAATCTCTACTTCTAAATAATCCTCTTCAGTAATAACATTAGAGAGTCTTTTATTAAGATTCTCAAGATCTGATACTTTAGAAGTATTATTTTTTGATTCATAGAATTTAAACATTACATTTAGTTTTGGTTGAAGAGCATCAATTTTCTTTTCTACTTCTTTACTAGGATAACCACCTAAAGCTCTACTTATAGCTTTTCCTGTTCCATAAAGAACTTTTCCAGCTAAATAACTAGCAATCATAGTTGCTATTACTCCTCCTGCTTTCATAAATTTTCTATATTTAAGTTTTTTATTCACATATAAGGCTTTGACATGAAAAAAGAAGGGATAATTGTTAAATCCCTTCTTCTAATTTTATTTTCAAGAAATAAATCCCTCGAATTTGTAATAAACTATGTATTCCTCTTGATTTTCTCCTTTTATATAGCGAGAAATTCTAAATACAATACTTTCTAATGGTTTATATTTCATAAGAACATATTCAGTTAAGTGTCGTATTTTTTCTCCCTTTACTTTCTTTTCAAGTTCGCTCAAAATCTCAAACTTTCCTGTAGTTCCTATCGAATGCTGAGTTCGGTTAAAAAACTCATTAAGATTTTCTAACTCAACTCCAACAACAATTCCTTTCTTTGGTAATTTAATTTCTGATTCCATAATATTAATATTTTGTTTATTACTACACTTATAAGGATTTGATTCGTTCTATTTCTGCCAACAATTCTTTCTCTGATGTGTAAATATACCAGGGATATCCATATTTTTCTACTAATAGTTTATCATAGCTAAAGTATAACAAAGTAATTCCTTGCTCTCTACACCATCTATTTTTCTTTATATCAGATTTTCTTGTTTTTAAAAATGAATTAAAACTACCTCTACAATGTTTACTGTAATGATTTGGACCTTGTACTTCAATAGCTATATTAAGATTTGGCAAAAATATATCTATTTTAGAATAAGATGAATATGAATCTAATTGAGTATTTACTATTAATTTATCCTGTAAAAACTTACTAAAGATTTTTCCCAAGATGATATTTTCATATTTACTGATTTCTTTATAAACTTTAAATATTTTATCCATCCATTATTATAACATTTAGTACATAATCCTGGAAATTTATCATGCAATTCGCTTTTTGTAATTAAATTATCATAAATAAATTTCTGCATAAGTTCAATAGAGTTAATTGATTTCCATGAAATTTTTTCACGTTTAGTATAGTTTATATAATTAAGATCTTTTATCCATCCATTCGTAGTACACAAATTAGTTAATCCAGGATATTTATTTCTAAAATCTTTGGGAGACTCTATATTATTTTTGAAAATAAATTCTTGTGCATCTTGAATTGTTTTAATATGCTCCCAATTATTTTGTTTTTTAGGAAATTTTAGATACTTAATCCACCCTTTCTCACAACATCTATTATGTAATCCCCTAAAATTATTATATAGATACATTGGATTAGGTATATTCTCTTTATCAATAAAATTTTGAACATCTTCTATGGTTTTATAGTTTTCTGACCAATTAGTTTGTTCTTTTTGAAATTTTAAATCTTTTAGAAATCCTTTTAATCTAGCTCTTTTATATAAACCTCTATGAGGAGAACTTTGAAATTCTCTTCTGGTTTTTATATCATTGTCTATTATGTATTTTTGTGTTTTATTAAAATCAAATTCTTTCCAATTCATAAAATAATAAATTAAAATAAGGAGGGAATCAATTCCCTCCCTAAATGATTTATTTAGAATTAGATTATTAGTATAGTATATTAATGAGAATCATATATTTTTTAATCTAATTCTGAATTTTCTTTTCTCATATTTTCTGTATGAAAGAAGTAATCAATAGCATTAAATGTAGTTAGGTTATATCTCAATCTATCTACGGGCGTATTACTAGGTCCATAGGAAATAACAAGATCTTCAAATGATACAAAACTTTCATTTAGTATTAAACTAATTTTAGGATCCTCAAGATATTTCTTTGCTGTTCCTGGTTGAAGTTCAGCAAGAGATATATGAGGTGTATAAGAATACTCAGAAACAACTTCATACTTCGTTCTTAATCCTTTATTGATTAATCCAAGTGTTTTATACAATTCACTAGTTTGTTTCATTTTCAACACTATATAATCACTATCATTCTCAAAAGATCCGATCTCAAAATTATTTAAAATTCTTTCAGTATTTTCAGATCTTATATATTCAATAAAATTATCAAATTCGGGTTCTCCTAAGATAGTTTCGATATCTCCTAGAATATTCATCCTAGGGATTTCTTTTCCTTGAGCGTATAATAATGTTATATGTGATTCATTTTCAATTCCAGTATCTTTAAGATCTTCTCTACTAAATATAGCAGATAAAGATACTGGAAGATAGAGCGAGCAATTTAGCATTAAACAGCTATTATTTTCCATATCAATTACCTCCCATATTTAATAGGTTATTTTTACGACGGAATTTAATCTTTAAATCATTTAATTCTTTTTTTAGACTTGCTTACTAATTATTATCTCTAATAAATTTTAGTACTAGACTATATCTTTTACAAATTAGATTTCAATTTATAATTGTTCACATAGTCGTTGAATCTAGTTTTATAAATCTAGACTGCTAATTAAACTTTCTCATTAAGTCTTTCTAGCAATTCTAACAATTCTTAAGTTATATCTCAAACTTTGGACCATTTTATTTTTAATCCACCTTGATTAAATCCCTTATCATCTACTACGGTTAATCCTAGACCAAGTAAATTATTTAAAAATATTTGATTATCTTCCTTCGCAGTGTCTTTTCTAGCACCGCTGATAAATTGATCCGCATTTCTAGAAAGTAATACGGCCAATTCCATCTCACCAATTTTCTGTCCTGTCTGTCTATAGCGTCCCTTTCCAAGTATAGGTTCATCTCGTTTAGCATTAATATCTACGCCATATAGACTTGATGTAACCTTATTACTATATGATGGTATATGGTATAACTCTTCAAGGGTCATGAATCCCGCCTGCAAAGGTTTATCTACTTCTCTAAACTTACCAGACATTCCAGAAACTAATTTATCATATTCTTCTGGTTCTAGATTTTCTTTTAATTCATCGAGATCTGTTAATTCAGTTTCAGGCATAAGAATTTTACTCTGACTTTCTACACCTAAATCTTCAGCCCATTGATTTACAAGTTCTGGAGTAAATTTAGTAGAGAAGCAGCCAACATTGAAATAATACATATCCTCGATTTTACTAGTATTATGACGTTCTATAATTTCTTCTACATCCATACTAGTAAAACGTCCGGGGTAATATGTTTCAAGAAGGGGCTTAATCTTCTTTTGCCCTGTTTTTGTTTTCTTATAATTATCTACAAGATCGTGCAGTTTGTGTGCTATATTTCCGAGTTGTAATTCCATAAGGACACTCGGAATTTTACGATTTATTGTGCTGTAGGGGTTCCAAAGTTAACATATACTAACACTATATGATTTAGACTATATCATCTTCGGTTTTCACATCCAAAGTTATACATTTAGTCGTTGAACATCTCGCTTTCGCTCAATGATGCTGATTGATTTACTTCTCTTTCCAGCATTTTAGTATAATTTTCCTAAATAATATTTTATTAATTTAGGTGACTTTTTATTAAATCACAACCTCTACTCGTCTTTGTTTCCCATCCTTATCTACCATTATTGGCATCATATCGTCGGGTTTCACAGCACTTACAACCATTACTATTACTAGATTATCCTAGTAAATTAGAATATAAATTTAGGTATTATTTCAACCTAGTAAGTCTTTATTCGTTATACTAATAAATTATTATATTTTATTAGCTTGGTATTAGAATTTTACTTCCTTCACCAAATTTACTTACTGATTATTTAAGATATTACTACCTTAAACGGCCTTGTAATTTGACCTTTGCCTCCATCGATAATACTTTACTTAATTAAGTAAAGTCTAGACTATATCTTAAGGAAATACTCCTTCTTTGTACATAGTCGTTGAATATATTTTATTTAATTATTTTTATATCAATGAGCGATTGATTTTTTAAATGTATTTAAATCCTTTTTCTGGATGATGTCTTCCCAGATTAACCTTTCTTAATTTTTCTCTGGTTTCTTTTGAAACGATTTTTCCAGTATGTACTTCTGAAGCTCTTCTTCTATGTTCCTCAGATGGACTCCAACCTTTATGCGATTCTGACATCTTTTTTCTAGATTCCTCAGAAAGAGGCTTTTTATGAGTTTTCAAGAAAAGCTTATATTCTTCTGCCTCTTTAGAATTAGAAAATGTTTTTACCTTCTTCCCATTTTCTATTTTAATATGTAGCATTAAATATATAGAAGAATGTAAGTAGTAATTATCTGGGTATAATTTACACAATAATTTATGACAAACTATATGTTCTCTATAAGTTAATGCAACTAAGTTATCATTTTCATCAGTTCCTCCTAGGCATTTAGGTAGTATATGATGAATTTCTACATAAAAATCAATTTTATTTTTATCCAAACCTCTTAATCTAGCGCGATCAATTATTTGGAAATATACTTTGCGATACCAATTTTGATTATGTATTAATATTTCTTCTTCGCTCATTGTTCAATTTATTATTAAAAATTAATATCGCTCATATTTTACTCATAATTAAACATAAATATACTGCTGATTTATCTATCCATCTATTTTATTTAGATTTTTCCAGCAATTCACAAAATTTAGTTAACTTTTATTGAAAATTAACTAGACTTATATTAAATCTAGAGGTAATTTTACTTCCGATCATTCCCACAGTTCTTTTGATGAGTCTCACGCGAACAGTATACACAATCTTATACGCTTCTGGATCCATATTAATAGGATCTAATGTATCAGCTGCAATATACTCTGGGTATTTCTCGTAGATAATTTTTCGAGATTTTGTTTTTTCATATTCATCTATAACATCCTGAGAGGTATGTGTAAATGAATAGTCAGGTGATTTTACTGATTTAGGAATTTTAGGTTTCTTCATTTCCTGTATCATTACATCAGAAACTATTGCCTCGTCTATATTATTAGGCACAACTAAATGATCCTCGATAGTATATTCGGAGAGATCATGTCCTTCTCCGAAAAGTCCTCCGAGTTTTTCTTGTAGTGCCTGATTTATAGCATCAAGACGAACAGCTTTATATAATGTCACTACTGCATCTTTTGATTTAACCTTTGTTCCAATAGGGGCGATCCACTTAATAGCACTAGTACTCTTAACATTAATCATTAAGTCAATTATACTATAAGATGCTATACGATTTGCAAATGATTCTGATATCACCAAAGCATCCTCATTTACTAAACCATAATAGGCGTGGAAAAGTACCAGAGCATTAACGCCGGCCTTATATGTTTCAGGAGTATGTCCAACTGCACCAGTTATAATATCTCCCTGTTTTACTTTTTGGCCGATTTTTACTTTAGGCTCTGTAAATACCGCCACGTCATTTATACTCTGAATCGCTGTTCTTCGTAAAATATTTGTCTCAGTTCCATCAGGCAATTCAATTATAACTTCATCCTCTGTTATATCCTTTACCTTACCCTCTGGATAACTGAACTTTTCATTTAATATATTATCTTTCAACTCTTCATTCCTTCCAGTGTCAACAAGTGCACGCTCCGCATTAAACAGAGGTATACTCTGTTTAAGCATTGATGTCAAATCTTCTATAATATACTTTTAATTATAGTTTAGAATATAAATTTAACCTTTATTTTGGTTAGTAAGTCTTTATTCGTTACACTAAAGAAATCTATTATCTTTAGCTCGGTATTAGAATTTTAATTATTCCTTCACCGAATTTACTTACTGGTTACTTAAAATATTACTACTTTAAGCGGCACATAAATTAGTACCCATGCTTATTCTGACACTATCTGTATAATTGACAAAAGGAATTCTTCGAGTTGTGCTAGACAATCTATAATCAGGATGTAAATCGATTAGTTCCACTTCTTCGACTGGAACCATTTTTCTTTTCATCCTATATTTAACTTCTACCTGACCATCTTTATCAGGTTTTAAAGTATTAGTTTCATAATCTACATACTCACTGGCAGCTACTTTTTTATTAAGATAGTCTATATATTTTATTGTTATTTTTACGAAATTTGTATCATATACATCAAATAGTACATCATCGTCTGTAATATGACATGAAACTGTAAGTGAGTTCTGAAGATTAGTATTATTATTACCTAATTAACTTATTACTTAAATAAGTAGTAGACTATATCATTTAAATAAGATATTTAATTCTATTTTATAGTCGTTGAACATAAAATTATTTTTAACAAATAAAATGGAAATAATTTAAATTAATTTTAATTTCTTTTCTGGATTTTTAATCCATCTATAAAAACAATCTCTACTTATATTTAAATCCAATATACATTCATTTATACTGTTATATATTTTTCCAGAAGATTCATTTAAAACTTTTCTTGTTTGAGAGTAATCATTATTTATTACTTTGAATCCTGCTGAATTATTATCTAACCGTTTCTTTACAGTTCTAGGACTTAAATTTAAATCTTTTGCACACTCTCTAATAGATTTATATATTTTTCCATTAGGAGCCTCAAGAATTATTCCTTTCTTATTCATCAAATTATTATTCGATTTATTTTTATCAGATATCTTTTTCTTAGTTTCATCTGACATCTTCTTTCCAGTAGATATTTTCGAAAGTATAGTTCTTGTTTCGTTAGTAATTGTTTTATTTTTTCTTTTATATTCAGTAGATTCTGAAATATATTTAGTATTTAAGTTGGGAAGAATTTCATTACTATAAAATTCCTCTAACTCACTTAAATGTTCTTTTTCAAAATCTTCATACTTCATCCAATAATATCCACAGTGAGTTTTTCTATGGTTATTACATACAGAGCTGACTGCTGTTCTACTAAACCCATCACTTTCTACATCTTTGATATTATCATATACTCTAATTACTTTAAAATTTTCTAAAAAGCAAACAACTTTAATGTATCTACTTCTTCTAAAATTTTCTCTAGCATCAGCAATTAGTTTTGTAGAGATTGTATCACATGCCTCTCTTCTTTTAGTTTTCCCATTTCCCTTTCCACTAAACATGCACATAAATACTGCTTTAGATAAGTATTTATTTTCTGGATACATTTTTTCAAGAAGCATATGCAATATAATATGAGTTCTAGCATTTACTTTTACCAAGTTAGAACTATTATTAGTTCCACCCATACATTTTGGTAATATATGATGAGTTTCTAGATACTCTTCCTTAGAGTATCCATTAAATATTTCATAATATAGTGCTTTCTTTATTAAATACTCGTATATCTTTAAATATTGCACTCTATTATGATAGTTGATATCTTTATTTATTTCCATTTTTATTATATTTTCCATTTTATTTTTAATATAAAATATAATTTTATGATGCTGATATATCTCTTTGATTTTTCCAGCATTTTTTTAGATTTTTCAATTCACTTTTAATAAATTGCTACTAATAAATTAATAGGTGTATCTGAAATGTCGATTAAATCCGTAAAGGTCTGATTAAATGCTACGCTCGCAGGGATAACAATTTTTTGGGAAATAGCCTCTAAGTTAATGGAATTTACTCCGGGGGGAACTTGTAGGCTAGAGTCTCCTTTGTTATCACTACTTCCTTTAAAATAACGGAATGCTAATGTACTAATTGCAGTTACTTGATCTTGAATTTTACCATACTTTGTAAAATATGATGTAATTCTTCGTCTAGCTGCAAAATAGTTACGTCCATTATTATTCCTAAAAATATATTGCATAAAACTGTTAGGAACTGATTCTAATGTTTTATCAATGATTAAGTCTTTTAGTCTATCATCTCCAAAGGCCAAACATTCCTGTATTAGTTTTTGTGTAATATATTCAGGTTTATAATCCAAGTCAAGTTTGATCATTAATTTCTTGGTTTGTCTTTCAGTTAACTTCAAGATCTCCTTTTTATCAGTTTCCAAGTATTTATCAATGTCTTCAAACTTTATATCAATTGGTTTATCTGCAATTCCAAGTTCCGGATTAATTCTTTTTATCTTCAGAATCTGTTTTTGAATATCGTAAACTCTATCATAGTCGAAATTAACTTTATAATCTCCTGTACCAGACATTTTAATACGACAGTCATAATCAGATCCCATTCGATTAGTTGAAATACGATAAGCGCCTTCTATAATAAATGCACCATCAATTTCTTTAGGAACTTCGAACTCTGCATACTTCATTTCAGGATCTTCTTTCCCATCCGTTATAGTTGTATATTCAATTCTTACTTTATGTGTAGCAGTTAATCCATTTTCAATATAGTAAGAAGCTGGTTGAGGGGGTTCTTCTATAAATGAATATCCAATTTTTCCAACTTTTACTTTAGGATTATATGCATCAACTTTATTAAAAAATCGATCTACTATAATTTTTGCTCCAGTGTTTCTGAAATATTGATTAAAATTACTCATTATACTAATGGTTTTATATTTAATTGCTTATATTCGCAATCTACTGAATTAAAAAATGTTTCTAATTCTGATTTAATACTATCTTTTAAGCTACGAGCCTCTACATATTCTCCCATAGGTTTACCATCAAGAGATCTAAAAAAAGCTTCATAAGTAACAAGATAATTGAAGTTATCTTTAAGTTGATGTAATGTAAGCTTTACCGAAAATCTTTCATACTTCGGAAAAATATCATCTCTAAGTTTTTCATATAATATTTCTCTCGCCTGTATAATATTCGGATCTTGACTGTCTAAAATGTTATATGGAATTTCATATGATAGTATAATTTTATAATAATTATCGTTCATAACAAAAAATTCTCTTCTCTGGTTTTAATCATCATATATCCAAGTTCATCAAATTTCCTCCCCTTCGAGATGTAGTTGATGCTTTCTTGGGTTTTTCTTCTTTTTGTTTATCTCCATCCACAGAGATACATTTTTCTTGCTCGGGTTTACTTCCAAGGCTCGATAAAAGATTAGTATTATTAGATTTATCCACAGAGGAAGATGAGGTAGTAGTAGTATAAACCACCTCACCGTCTCTATGAATAGTTACATTAATACTCAACTCTTTTTCAAATTCTGGAAGATCTATTTCAAATTTAATAGTTCCCATAATTTGTTTTTACTTTTGTTTTTCGTCAAGTTTATTATTTAAAAGTAATCCTAATATAGTTTCTGTCATTACGTCTCCAGATAAATTTAATTCACCCTTGAGAGCTTTAGACACGACTCTAGAGCTATAACCATAAGACAGTACTGTATAGAATGATTTCTTATTTAAAACACCACTTTGAGTTCCTAGATACTGAATGTCTTCTATCTTCTCAGTCTCCGGATCTACAGTTACATCAGTCAAACCAGTAAACAAAAGCTCAATAAGTTCTTCCTGTGTAGCGTGAAGATCTGTTAAACCCGTAGATACAAAACCTCCATCTGTTAAAGTGTAAAATTGCTTTCTGAAGATTAAGTAAATATCATTAATATTAGAACCCAACTCTGCAATAACATGATTCATATTGCAAACTCCGCTGGAAATTCTTTGAAATTTCTTAATCTCTGTACCATCAGGAAAATAATACATACACTCTGGATTATAGTCATACTGAGTATCACTAATCCAAACTTCAGTATCACCTTCCTTGGTCTCTTTGTAATGAATAACCCCATCATTCAAAGCATAACAATCAGATACAATAACATTATCCTTCTCAAAATATCTTGTGCCATCACTCAATTTATCTATAATTTTCTTATTATAGTTTAGAATATAAATTCAACTTATAAAAAAGTTGGTAAGTCTTTATTCGTTATACCTTAAGATTCTAATTATTAATCCAAGGCTTGGTATTACTAGTTACTAGCTTCACCAAATTTACTTACTTATAATCTAGAGAATTACTTCCTTAGACGGCAATTTTATATTCACCTTTGGCACGCATTAGCTTAATGAGAGCGTTCAACTTGTAAATGGGCGAGGTAGTATTATAAGCTGACCCTATTAAGTCACCTTTCTCAAATTTTGTCTTACCTACTCCTACCCAATTATTAGGTCTCGGATATTTTAATTCTCCTCCTCTAACTTTTAGGTAAATCCATCTACCTTCCTCTCTAAACTCACATTGTTTTGGTGCTTTAAGATTTCCTTCTGTATTAAGCACACGTTCATGACCCAGTAACTCAATCTTGATAAGATTGAGTCCTTAATAGTTTTTATATTAAGCTTAGACTATATCTTTTATATAATAGTACTTAGTCGTTGAACAAGTAAATTTTAGTTTAAAACATCTATTAATTTTTAGGAGAATTATTAATAGAGTTAATTATGTTTTTTATATAATTTAGTATTTCTGATTTTTTATTTATAGAGAATCCCTCATTTCCAAAACAAATAGAATCTCTAAAAGCCATTTTTATATTATACTCTAGATCTGCTATTATTTCTCTAGTTGATTCAAAAAGTATTGATAAATTTTTATATTTTAAACCATGATACCCTCTCTTTACTCTAGAATCTATATTTGAAGTAACTCCTAATTTAAATATATTGCTATCTTCGAAATCTACTATATAGTAATAACAAATATCATTAGATTCTCCTTTATTCAAGAACATTCTTTTATCTACTAATATTAATTCTTCTATAGAAGCATTATCTCTATCTATTCCAAGTTCATTAAAGATATCATTATATCCACTAATTTTAATAGATGATATTGGTTTCTGTATATCTTTCCTTCTTACATTGTCTGGTGAAAATATACTATCACCATCTCTCATCTGTTTTAATGCATGTTCTCTTAACCTATCTCTCCAAACTTTGGATTTTCTATCTGCTTTTTGTAATCCAGTAATACCCTTCTTATAGGCTTCTCTCTGTTTTATTTGAGCAGCTGCATTTGCAATATGATTTTCACAACCATCATGAAAGATTTCTCCTCTTGTTGGAATTAATGATCTAAATTTTTTGAACTCATTACAATTTTCTTTTGTTTTTGGATTTACATAAGAGCATTTAGGTAATTTAGACTCATCACCTTTAAGAACTACGATTATATAGTAATCAAGTTCAGATAGGTTATATTTATCTTTTAAGTATTTTATTCTTTTATTTCCTACTTTAGATAAATTATTTAATTGATCTAATATATGCTTCTTATCTTCACCGTCATATATTAATTCTCCAGGACTAGTTACTGAATAGCTAATCCCTTTATATAGTATTAATTCTATTGCCATATTAATTTCTCCTAAAAATATGACTCTATACTAACTTTCCTAAATTAACTGTTTTAAACTAATTTACTAGATGCTGATTTTTCATGTATTCCAGCAATTTCTATTTTTATACATAGCTTTTAAAACCATGTTTCAGACCTAGTGCTGATTGAGTAGTACCCTCAGTCAATGACGTAGCAAAAGATAATCCTATTGCTGCTCCATCAGTAAAACTGAATTTAGTACCAATCAAATCGGGGGTAATTGTGCTAAGATCCCCTTTCCTCTTAGTAACGATTGATCTAACTAATACTAGATCATCTTCTGAACCATTTACAAGAGGCTTGTCAGGTATCTTTTTTCCATTTAACATTGTTCTTCCCAACGCTTTATATCTTGGTATGAGTAATCCTGTGTTTTCTGGATCTTCTCCTTCATGATATATAAAACTATTTAAAAGGAATGAAATTTGTCGTGTTAAATATCCTGAACTAGGCCATTCAAAGAGATTAGATATTATAATTTTTAAAAGACGTCTTCTAATCTCTTATCCTGCTTACGCTTATTCACGTAAGATTAGACTATATCATGATTAAAGAGTTTCCTTAATCTAACAATACATAGTCGTTGATCTTATCTTTGTTTTCTTCTACTATTATACCTTTTTGGTCTTGGTAGATATTTTACATTATTTTTCTTATTCTCTCGATAAGCTTTTGTTTCTTGAATTTTTCTATATTCTTCAATTCCAGAGAGTATAGTTCTTGCTATACTTCCAACAAGCCTTAGAGTTTCTAAGAATTTTTCAAATCTACACATTAAGTTTTAAAAAGTACTAATAATTCATCTTTTTCTCGTTGATAAGTTGCTGATTTTAAAAAACTTTGACTTCGTCTGTCTATTATTATTTCCAGCATTTCTTTGTTATTTATAGTGGGCTACCATAAAGTTCAGGTTTTATTTCTAACTCCACTAACTTTGATACTTTGCAGTGACCTATTCTCACTTTTATAATTAAATTTAACGAATTTAATAGTAGACTGTATCATTTTACCTCTAGTTACAGTCGTTGAACTTCGGAATTTAACCGAAGATGCTGATTCAATTTTTATTATTCCAGCATTTTTTAGAGTTTTAATGCGACCAAGATCAGGTCAAATCAAGAGATCGCATGAAGCTGATAATCTTTTTCTGTATATCCCGAGAGTAAAGTTCCTCGAGTTATAACAGGACGTTCATCTACCCCTGACGTAATAAATTGGGGCATACTCATAGCTACAATTGAGGCTAGTTTTACACGATTTGCGCGTGCTAGTTCATTCTTTAAGTCTGAACTAAAACTTTCAGAAACTTCTTTCTCATATTTTTTAAATTCCTCTGTCATTATAAGAAGTTTCTGTTTATCAGTAAGATCTTTTGAATCCGCAACATTACAAATTCTCTTATAAGTTTCAGTGTCACAATCTGCATATAACGTTTTATAATCAAAAGTTACGACACCTGCTAACGTAACGACTCTAAGCGCAAATTTTGTAAGAGCCTTTCTTTTCTCAACTCCGTCAGGGAATTGATTTAGGTACAGGCTTAATTTTGTTGCGCTCTTTGCTCCGATACGTTCAAACTCGTTAGAGAATATTCCAATCTTATCTATATCTGCATCAATAATTTTCGAAATTCTGAGGCGACCATAAGAAGTAACTTTTGATTGATACTCCACATTGCCTATTTTTCCAGTAAATACAATTGGTGTACCTACTTTTATTTTCTTATCTATCTCTGCATCTTTAAGTAATTGGACATAATCTGTATAAAAATATCTTGGACTCTTTAACTCTTCCTGATCATCAAATACATATTCCGTCGCTACCGCAAGGCCGTTAAGCGTCTCGTGATTAAATTTATAAATAGGTTCATTATTTTTTTTATAAACCGTAACATATCGAGGACTCATTCTCTCGTATGTTTCTTGGCTAGCTTCGGGTGGTACCAACTGACATCTTAAAAAATATTTTTTAAGATAGACTATATCATCTAAGCCGTATTTCACACTTAGTTCTATATTTAGTCGTTGAAAAGATAATTTTACTATCTTCTGCTGATCCATACTTTATATTTTCCAGCATTTTAATAGAATTTTCTTAAAGTATTTTAGCTTTAAGCTACTCTATTATGAATAGAAACAGTATCACCATCAAACAATATTAATAATTATTTCTAATTGATTTAATATTAGACTATATCTTCTAATAGTATTACTCCACCATTAGTTGTTCACATAGTCGTTGAATCTAGATATTATATTCTAGACTGCTAGTTATATTTTTACATAATTTCTAGCAATTCTAACAATTCTTAAGTTATATCTCAAACTTCAGACTTTATTAAAAATCTGCATTTAAAGGTTCACAAACTTGTCGTTAATCTATATAGTATTAATATATAGACAGACTATATCATCTAAGACATTCTCTTAGTCTCATATTTAGTCGTTGAACTTGGTTTAATTCCAAGATGCTGATTTCTATTTTTAGATTTCCAGCATTTTGTGAGATTTTATTCCCACAAAGTTTGTTTATGGGAAAGTGTCACTTTTATATAAAATATTTCATTTACTAAGTAGACTATATCATTGGTTTTAATCCATATCATTTATAGTCGTTGAAGGGATTTTATATTTCCCCTGCTAATTAGATTTATTATCTCTTTCTAGCAATTATTGATATTTTCCTAATATCTCTTTTATTAGGCCACACTATTACATATGGTATAGTCATCATGGATTTTCAATTTCATGGCAAAAATCGAATATTCATGGAGACTCGGTTGGCGATTAACTCTGTGATAATCAATACTTTAGCCAACTTATATTGATTACCCAAGATATAATTCTATCTTGCAAAGACTATATTTTCCATGGTTAAAACTAGGTTATCACAACACTAGCCTGGTTTTGTCCATAGTCGTTGGGTTGAATAGTTTATATTTACAATGAGTTTTGTATTAAAAATTCTAGGTCTTTATTTTCAGAAACTCTATGTTTTAGGAAGTCGTATACTTGTTTTTTGACTTTTAGATCTAGAAATTCAGTATATTTTGTTCCGGTTTCATTAAGTTTCGTATAATCTTGAAATTTAATAAGTGTATCAAATTCTAGGTCAGCTAATTCGGTTGTAGGTCCAGAGATGATTGCTATAACCTGTCCACCCAAGATATGATTCATGTGTGGAAATTGATAGTTTATGCGCCTATCCCAGTCCTTAGAGAATCCGATTTTAACTGACTTAGGAAATTTAACGAAGTACATATATCCTTGTTCTCCTTGAAATTTATTAAAAAGGAGGTTTCGGTTATTTACTCTCATTGCATATTCAGATCCATACCCTTTAGCATTTTTATCTAGGGCATTTTTAGTCATAATCTGAGCCATTCTTAATCTTTTCTCTTCGCTAGAATTCCACAGCCCAATTTTAGAAGTTCCGGTATATCGTCCTTGTGCGTGAAGCGCTTTCATATGTTCGGAACGATTCCAGGGGCTGTTAGAAGATAGCGAAGATGAATATAATTTTCTTTTTATCTTCATAAGCTCTTCTTTTTTAGGGTTTTGTTTTCTTGTAAATATAACTTTCAACTGCTGATTAGAAATAAGATTCTTCCCAGCAATACACAAAATTTAATACTACAGTTTTCAGGTACTGTAATATTCTAGGATTCACACCTAACGTACCAATTAGGAAACCATTAGTACGATTTGTTTTTCCGCATACTCTTTAAACATTTTCAGAGTTTCCGGATTATTATATTCTTCTTTTGTTGCTTTGAGTGCTTCGTTTTTGGTAAAATTCAGCTCTTTCATTAAGTAATCTAAGAAACCTTCCCGACACATTTCATAAGCGATATGTATTGGAACAGAGATTTCATCGATAGCTAATGTAGTACTAGGTATAATTGGGCATCTAGCAGAATTTTTAGTACGGACAGAATACAAGTCACGTGCTAGATTTTCTTTAGATGTATTAAGTAGTGCTGTAGCTTCTTTTTTCCCAGCATTTAGGAGAGCACGTAAAAGGGCTGTATATCTAACTCTTTCTCCAGGGGTATTAAATTTAGATGTAACTTCCTCATAGTTCAAGTCATTAGATTTTTTATCTTCTACGCAACAAAGTCTGATAATAATAGAGTACCAAATACTAAGTTTATGAGATCCCATTACTTTTTTCCCGTTTTTAATTCCGAGAGTAAAAGGTCTCATCATAGCAGGTTGTACTAGGTAATACCGATTAATTAATTTTTTAAATTCTGTAAGACGAGCGGGAAAATGTTCTTCAATAATTTTAATTAATCCTTCGTAAGAACATAGAGCTTCATCAGTAATAAATTCTGATATTTTTAGTTCTTTTGTTGTTGGATTATATTCGAACTGGCAGGTATCAAAAACTTTAATACCTAATTTCTTCGCTCCTCTTGCACTATAACCATTTCTTCGAAGATCGTCTCCAAAGAAATCTAACACAATTTTACTATCTTTAAAAATATCTTCGAAAAGTTCTTTAAAGATATCAAAACGTAAATCATTCAAGTAATAGAAAGGAAGTTCAATTCTAGCAAATCTTCTCAATCCCTCTTCTCTTGTAAATACTCTCGCCCCGCAATGAGGACAAGGTTCAGCAGAGGGTTGTCGAATTTTTCCACAAATACATCTATCTTCCATGGGTGAGCCAAAAATATCGACATCATAGACTCCACCGGCGATAGGTTGTATTCCATTGTACTTCAGGTCCAAGTCTCTATGATTAAATAGAACTTGATCTTTTCCATCACTTTTAGTATAATCGATGATAGCTTCATCGGTTAGTAACTCAAGAGATACTGACATAAAATTTTAATATTTTTTACTGTTTAACCATTCCTTCGACATCTTTCCAAATTATCTTAGTAGCTAGTTCAGAATCGTCAGGATTATTTTTTGACCAATCTTTATATACTTGTTTTACATCTGATATTGCATCTGATCTGGTCTTGTCTTTTAATCTTTCATAAACTCCTGCTTCTTTATCTATAACTACCTCAATCATATCTGAAATAATATCTTGAGTAATAGCTCTTGATGTATTAGTAAATCTGGATCTATATTCACGATAAACCAATACGTCGTCATAAGTAAGTTCGAGATCAGAGTATTCGGCTGATGATCTAATTTCGGCTGGTTCTTTATTAAACCATGATAACTGTAACTTTCTAACTCGATCTGCCACAGCCTGTCTACCCATTTCTTCGTACTTCTTTGCTAATTCTTCGACGATATCATACTTAGCTTTTAGGATTTTTCTCATTGCTTCTTTTATCTGAGTTGCATATTCTTCGGGCATAGTAGGACATTCAACAATTAAGTCATACATACCAGAAGAGAATAAGAAAATAATAAAAGCTGGAATTTGTCTTTGTTTTCTTCGCTTTGATATAATAGAGTCTTTGCTAATATCACGAGTAGCCAAAAATTCTATGAATCTTGCTATTTGGTTTCTCGCTTCTTCAGCATATCTCTTATTAAATCCAGAGTCATCCTCATCTTTAAAGTCTATATCAACATCTTCTCCGCGTAAAGGAGTATCAGGTGTATAGAGGCTATTAACCATACGAGAGTGACCTTGCTTATGAAACAAATCTTTAATAATATTTCCGACTGTATTAACTGAAGTATGTTTAGGATTAGCCCAAACTATAGTAGTAACAGCATCTTCAATTGCATTATCTTTATCCAATTTTCCTGCTGCTATTATGTCATCGTATGCTGTAGATAACCAAAGTTCGTCCTTAGTCATCTTACCTTCATACTGAGACTCATCTACTTTAATTTTCTTCTCATCCTCGTCATCTCCAATAATACTCTCATCAGAACCTTCAGAGTCATCGTCGTCAGAATCATCTCCTGTTTCGTCTGGACCTAGATATCCTTGATTTTCCAGGTCTTCTTCTTCATCTAACAAATAATCGTCTTCCATTCTTTATTAGCATTATTATTTTTAATTAATTAGTATAAACCTTGAGAGGACCTGAAATTTCCTCTCAATTATTAGGGTAACACCTTCTGGGATACGTGTTTTAGAGGTTTAGAAGAAGAAAAATAAAGAGGGAAATAACAAATCCCTCTTTTTTTTATATTTATTTTCTACTTATTATATTATATATTTTTACTACCTTCTTAACACCATCTATTTCTACTCTAGCTGATGACTCCTTTACATTAAAATAATTTTCTAAGTCCTTTGCCTTAGGAGTAGCATCATAATTAATACTGGAATATAAATAACCTAACCTATCTTTTATATCAGCTAAAGTTATTTTATCCCCGACCTTAAATTCTGAATATATAATAGATTCTAGGAGTTCTTGACTGAATGTTACTACCCCTAACTCCTTCTCTATATCATACCTATTATAACCACAAGCTCTAAGTTTTTGAGGTCCAAGTGCTAAGTAGTAAGATTTAATATTATCATGTTCCCCTATCTGATCTAATACTACTCCTATTACTTGATCTGAAAACCCATATTCACATAAATATTTCAATTTACTCCTAAAGGTACCTAATTTTTGATATTCTCCTAAAAATTCTGATACCTTTTGATTTATTATATCATCAGGAGATAATGTATTGTGAATAGTAGAGAATACTGTAAATCTATCTTTATAATCTATTTGTTG